CTATAAACAACCAGCGACTACTGCTTCAAGCAATTCCAGGTATTTTCGCCCGGATGTCCAGTCTCGCGCCAGCGCCAGAACCTTCTCACCAGCCGACGAGTCAAGTGCCAGCTTGTCGAATTCGTAGTCCGGCCGCGCCGGCACGTCCTTCACGCACGGCGTGTGCAACGGCACGTAGACGGTTTGCGTGACCGGCGGCGCGCTGCCGCAGCCCGACAGGAGCAGCGTACCCAAGATGATTGCGATTTTCATTTGACGTCCTTCAGTAGCTGATCGACAAACGGCATGGCCTCGTCGCAGGTGGTGGCGCGCACTCCAGCCAGTTTGGCCTGCGCGGCGTCGTACCGCCGGGCGGCGGCCACTGCCGCTGCTCGAGCAGCCGCGCCGCGCGCTTGGGCCTGGGCGGTGGCGCGCTGCATCGATTCCACCGCCTCGTTTTGGACGCCGATCGAGGCGCGCAGCGCGGCGCTGGCGCCCTGCTCCGTCACCAGCTTGGCCAGCGCCTGGTCGCGCGCGGCGGCCGCCAGCCACCAGCCCATACCGGCGCCGGTGATCACTACCAGCAGCAGGATGGCCAGCACCACCGCCGCGATTTTCCATATGCCGGCGACGACGGCGCCACCGGCCAGGCTAAATGCATCCATGGTCAACTCCAATCAGGTAGAGGAACGGTCTGGCCGGCCAGCGCGTGCGTGCAATCGCTGAGGAACTGGATCTGGCCGTCGGTGACGAACGAATGGCACACGCCGCACTTGAACGGCGACTTGCGGCAGGTGCGGGCCTCGTAGTTGCACCAACACTCCTGTTTGTCGCCGTCCATGTGGTGCCCGTTGCGTGCCAGTACCGACGGCGTGAATGTCGGCCGCACCGGGTCGCCGTTGTAGCCCCAGATAGGCCGCTGGTGGCCGTCGGCGGCAGGGCCGACCGGCAGCACGTGCACCTCGCCGCAACCGGGGCAATCGAACGCCACCTGGTTGTCGCTCATCGGCGCGGCCTTGATGCCGGCGCTCATGTCGTCCCCGTCAGGCACAGGCTGCGCTCAGCGGCGCGGCGCTTGGTCAGCCCCGGCAAAGCCACCATGGCGCCCAGCACGCGCGCCTTGTCCCAGCGCGGCAGCTGGTTGCACGCGCCGACCAGGTCGCCGGCGTACAGCATGCGCGCGGCCGTCGAGCTGGCGCGGCTGCAAACCAGCGTCGGGCCCAGATTGAATACCGCGTCGGCGAAGGCAGCCAGCACCGGTACCGGCAGGCCTGGCACGCAGCGCTCGACTGTGGCCACCGCCTTCTGCATGTCGGCCGTCAGCAGCGCGCGGCATTCGTCCATCGAGTACAGGCGCTTCGCCACCACGTCGGCGCCGGTGTGTCCGTAGCACACGGTCAGGATGCCGGGCGGGTCGTAGTAGGCGATCTGACGGATGCCCTCGGCAGGTACGGCGATGATCGTGGCCAGCACCGCAGCGGCCGCTGCACGTTGTTTAGGCGTTGCCATTGGCGCCTCCCGACAGTTCACGCTGCGCCACCAGGCGCGCCACGGCGGCGGACAGCGACACGGCCGAGGCGATTCCTGCGAACACGCCGTTCGGGATGCCGGCCGGCTGCACATACTGGACGCCCACCTCCAGGCCGCCGAGGATGGCGGCCAGGATGCTGAATTTCATCGACCAGGCGCGCGTAAGCACCGCCCGCCAGTCTTCGATCAGTTCGAGTTTTTTCATTTGAGTTTCCACAGTCCATAAATTGAAGCGGCCAGAGCCGCCATTACCGTCAGCCACTTGGCTGGCCGTTCGAGCCAGCCCAGCACCCGGACCCCGCCCTTCATCGTGTTCATCGCGTCGGCCATCTCGCGCAGCGCCGGAACGTCCAGCTGGTCGATCAGACCCTTGATGGCGCCAAGCACGTCCAGCGTCTCTTGTGCGCGCGCGTCCAGGCGATTAATCGTTGCTACAGCCGCTGCCAACTCTTCCTCCAGCGCTTTGATTCGATGCTGGTTGTCCGCGTGGCGCGCGTCTTCTACTGCCTCATCTGCTGGCATGTTTCCCCTTTCGTGGGACGTAAAAAAACCCGCCGGAGCGGGTTGTGATGGTATGGGTGGTGCCTATGCGACCTTGACGATGATCCGCGCTCGGCCGTCGTCCTCAATAGCGATCACGCGGCCGAGGGCGCGCATATATTGGCGAAGGGTGATATCGGCCTCGTCGATGGCCAGGCCGCCGATGCCGTCGCCATCCTGCACCGGCACGATGAACTGGCCGGGCGCGGCCCCCTGCAGGTTGACCGGAACCTGGCCGGCGAACGCGATGCGGTCCACCTGCCGGCGCGCCTGCTCGAGCTCAGCGTCGAAAACCTGCTGGCCCACCTGCGCGGCGGCCAGCGCATCGACCCACTGTTCGTCGGTATCGCCGTCCTGGCGCACTGGCGCGATCGGGCGCGGCCCGAGGTGAGCCGCCCAGGTATCGCCGCCCACCATGCACGGATTGGTCGATTTGACGGCGAACGAGATCGCCAGATCCCATTTATCGGTGAGGCGGCCGTCGGCGTCGATGCCGATAATCTGCCCGGGCACGATGGTGCCGCACAGGAGCCCCTTGATCAGGTACTCGGCGTAGTCGGCGCCATTGCCGTTGAACGTGCCCTTCGACGTGACGCCTCGCCCCGTAGGGCCATTACGCGAGATGTTGAGGCATGTAGGCAGCCCGTTGCCCAGCCCACCGTCCCCGTGGAAAAACGATCCCACGTTTGCCAGGGCGAGAACCTCTGCTCCCTCTATCGAACCGATGCGCGCGATGACGCTGATATCCGGGTCAGCACCGACCACGCCGATGTGAAGCTTGGGAGAGAGCAATCGGTGTCGCGACGTTACCTCGCCTTCCGCGCCAATCGTGCTGATGCTGGCGAGCGGTCCGGTCATGGTGCCGCCGGCGAGGGACAGTGCGTTATATGGACCGACCACGAAAGCTGCCCACATCTGGTTCAGCACCTCGACAAAATTGGTCATGCCAGGTTTGAATATATTTGCCACGTTAATACCCTTCGATTTGGAGTGGAGCGGAATAGATGTCGAAACTCGATGCGCTGATGGCGTCGATATTTGCAACGCGGCCATAGACCATGTGCTGCTGTTCGAGCACCGGGTCGGCGTGTTCGGGGAACAAGCTGCACAGCAGTGGGCGCACTGTTCCGCATTCGTCCACGATGCGAGCCAGGCGCGCGCGGTCGTGCCGCGTCAGGAATTCCAGGTTTATGTTGAGCAGCCGGTGCCGGGTACCGACATTCGTTTTGGCGGCACCGGCAGCAGTTCGATACCCCTCGCTGGTGTCCACTGCCGTCAGGCTGGCGCCGTAGCTGGGGTTGTATTCCGGCGCCCAGTACATGCCGGCAACCAGGCGCGAGATCTCGATGTACCCATCCGGGTTGTCCACCGACGACAGCTCGATCACCAGCTGCCGCACGCTGACCGGCTCGAACCAGGCCACGCCGTCCGAGCCGCCCCCGCGCGCCCAGGTATTCACACCGCCCCATGTGTAGCCGTTCCAACCCAGCGGCAAGTAGCCGAATGGTGAGTCCCCCAGCGGCGCCTCGGGGCATGGGAGCATCACGCCGGTATCGATCACCGGCACGGCGTCGCCGACGCGCTCATACCCCCGCACGCGCATGCGCGCCGAACTGTTCATGTTCGTGCGGATCGGTGCCACGCAAGCGATGAGTTCCTGCGTCGGCCACGTGGCCGTGATCATGACGCTGGTGCCGACCGCGCGCAGCACCGCCGACCGCTCGTCGCGCTGCAGGTTCGCGGGGCCGAGCGCGCCGGCCTGACTCGATGCCGTCAGCACCGCGCGGTCGACGGCGTTGTCGTGCAGGATTCGTAGATTGTTCATTCCGTGGTCACTATCGTCAGGGTTTGATTGAGGGTCGAGACGCTTGCTCCGAGCCCCCCGGAAACTGGATTGAATGTCACCGTTTTCAGGTTCCGATCCGACAGCACTGCGCGATAGGTTCGATTTTCGCTACTGCCGGCATTGTCGGTGTAGGTGAATGAACCACCCATCTCGCGCTGGTAGAATGACAATTCCGAGGCTATCCCTGAGTTAGTCACTGTTGTCGAGCCTGTGATGATGAATGTTTGAACGAGCGTTTCTGCGGCCGTCCCGATGGTGCGATACAGCCTCACGGTCGCGCTGGACTCAGGCCCGGATACTGAATAACTGCCCCCATCACGCCCCCTAAATTCCAGGTAGTTGTAGCTACATACGACCGCAATCGCGCCGCCGTTGGTGCCGAACGGACCGTCCACCAGTTCAACGTTCGCAGAAATGGATGGATTGGTCACCGCCGTGCGCAAGGTGCCCGCCGACAGTGCGCCTCCAAAATAGCCGGCACCGCTGCGCTTCAGGTAAAAAATGGCATTCGTATCGTTTTTTGTTCCGGCGCCGGCCCACATTGCGTACACCGGATCGTCAGGCCCCATCTCGATGCGAAAACCCGCTCCTATGCCGGTGTTCACGTTGCCGGAGAAATTGGCGCGGCCGTTCTCTATCGAGAACCCAGGAGCGTGCAGGGTCCCGTCCCCTTCCACCTGGAGATATCGCCCGGTGCTAGGGTTGCCCAGCAACAGCCCCTCAGGACCCAGGTAGTAGCCGGTACCGTTGTTGGCCGGCCAGGAGTAGCCGGTGTACGCGCCACCGGCGATGTTGCCGCGCAGGCGCACGCTGTTGGCATAGAAATCCCCACTGCGCTGCAGATACCAGCCGCTGCCATTGGCGCCTGGCGCCCAGTTGCTCGACCAGATGTCGCCGGCAATTTTGGCGTTGGTGATCGAAGCGTTCTGGATGAATGCGTTGGCGATGTAGGTGCCGATCGGGATGGTGACGCCATCGATCACCGTTTCCGTGGTGCGCACGATGAACGGCACCGAGGGCGCCACCGGGCCACCAGAAGGACCAGCGATGAAAAACGACGTGGCGCGCACGCCAAAATCGATGCGTCCGCCGCCGCCGATCAGCTCAAACCCGCCAGCCACACCATCCGCATCGAGTTGCACGGCATACCGCGCCCGCGCACCATCGAGCGCGCTGGCCGTGGCGTCGGCCAGCACTTTCACGGCTGCATATTTATCGACCAGACCTGTGATTGGATCGTTGAGGATTGCCTGCGCCTGCTGGAGAAATGAGGCCGCCGCCGTAGCACTGCCGTTAGCGGCGGTGGCCGAACTGGCGGCCTGTCCCGCGTAGGTGCCGGCCTGGCCGGCATTCGTGTTCGCCATGGTGGCCGAGCCGCTGGCCGCCGTCGCCGACTGGCCGGCCGCATTCGCAAAGCCCGATGCGCTGCTGCTACTTTGTGCTGCACCGACAGCGCTCTGCCCAGCACCGTTTGCAGCCTGCACGGCCAGGTCTTTCGATCTCGATGCAGCCGCTGCCGAGGTACCCGCGTTTGTTGACGACTGCGCCGATTCGGCAGCTTGCGACGTGGCCTTGGCGGCATCCGTCTCGGCTGAGATCGCTGACTGCGCGGACGCGTCGCGATACTGGACAGCCAGGCCGGCGGCCTGGTCCGCAGCAGCACGCGCGAGTTCAGCAGCAGCCGCTGACTGGGCGGCGCTGACAGCATCACCGAAAACATCCTCAAGCTGTTCGATCTTGTCAATTTTCGCTCCCAGGTCGGCGTACAGCTGCGACTCGGTGATCTGCCCTGTCAACACCTGGAGCAGGTGCTCGACCTCGATGGCCGAAGCGCCTACTGTACCGGTGCTGTTGTTGAACGGCCCCGGGATCGACGCGCGCGAGACGTACCGGATCCAGTAGTAGAGCGTTTTGCCCGGCCCCACTGGATCGGTGAATTCGCGCGCGTCCGCGCGCGCCACCGGCGCGGCCTGGGCAATGTCGTTGACGGGCGCGCGCCAGATCTCGGTGTAGTCGAGGTTAGCGTAATTGGCCGGCGCAGCGGCCCAATTCAGGCGAATCGCGGCCGGCTGGCCGGTGGTGGCCAGGCCAGTCGGCGCCGGCGGCGGGCGCAGGTCGAGCGCCTGGCGTTTATCCACGGTCTGGCGATCGAAATAGGTCAGGCCGTCGATGACCGTGGTGGCCGTGACCGTCACGATGCTTGAGGTCATGTCCTCGAATTTGAGTACCGCGTCGCCATTGGTCACAGCCAGCGCCACCGGTGGCTCCGACGAGAACATGATCTCGCCGACGGCGCCCAGCATCAGCGCGGAGAACGTGATCGTCGCCGGCGCTGGCTGTCCGGTCAGCGACACCTCGAACGTGGTCGAACTGGCCGTGATCCGCAGCGCGCGATCAATGGGCGCGGCGTAGCGCGGCACGGTGTTCATGATCAAGTTGTCGCGTTCGCCTACGATTGCCGTCATACCATTACTCCTACAGTTACACGGCCGGTCAGCCAGTTTCGTTGCATCATCACCACCACACCCGGCGCGCCAGCAGCCAGGCCCCAGCGGTCGTCACGTAGCACTACCGGCGCGCCCAGCTGAAGCACGGCCAGCTCTGGCTCTCCGTCCAACTCATAAATGGTGCGCGGCACGCTGCGCAGCGCCAGGCGCCGCTGAGCCTCGCCGCGCGCGTCGGCCCGGGTTTTCAGGCATGTTTCGATCTGCACCGGATCGTCCGTCAGCCGGTACCGCGCCTGCACCGCCTCGTCCACCACCGTCTCGGTCAGCCACTCGGTGGCGTACAGGTCGGCGTGCCACGGGAGCAAGCCTGCGGCCAACCCAGTCTGCACCGTGTAGTTTCGGTCGAAAGCAATTTTTACCGCGGCTACCACCGGCAGACGCTCGGCCGGACGTAGTGAGTTCGCCAGCATCTGGTCGGGACCGATCTCTACGGGCACGCCCCGCGCCGGCAGCGCGATCTGAATCAGGCGCAGCTGCCCAGTGGCCGACATGACCGCTTGCGCACCGACGCTGGCGGCCAACTGCTGGATGGCCAGCGCTTGATTGATACGATCGGCCACATACAGGCCGACCGGCTGCGTGTGGGCGGCATCGAACGCGGCGAGATTGGTCAGATCCAAGTCGGCGTCGGTGAACCGGTCGCCCGGCTTGCCGTACGCCGTGGCGATGCGGCGTACCAGCGGCGCGATGCGGGGCGCATACCCGCTGCCGTTGTCCCCCAACACGCTACACGTGATGGTGTTCCCGTTCGGATTGAGCAGGAGCTTGAAACTGCCTGCAGCGAAATTGGCATCGATTGCGACAGGCTTTCCGTTGTAGCGGGCCTCGCTGCCGTATTCAATCCCACCCATAATTCCTTCGACTTGACAGCCGAAACCATATTCGAGTGTCCCGGGATTCTTCAACAATGGCGTGACGTTGGAACACGCGCCGAACGGAATCGGCAGCACCGCGTCCTTATTGGGCGATGTGCCGCCCAGCTTGGCCTCACTGATTGGCGTATTCAGGCGCTGCAATTTGTCGCGCAGCACCAGGTTCACCGTGTCGCGGCTCGAACTGCCCACGTCGTCGACGATGCCGTCGAACACCAGCCGAAATTCCGCGCGCGGCCAGGCCGGGTCGCCGGACCATGCGCGAATGCGGCGGTTGCGCCACACGTCGCCCAGCCAGCTGTCGAGCGCGCCGTCGCCGTTGTCCAGCTCGATGTCGCCGCTCGACAGCGAGGCCTCACCGGTCAGGCTGACCTGCTCGGTGAACGCTAGGCCGCCCTTTGCAAGGGGCAGATAGACCGTGTTGGCCGGCAAGTCGGCCGGTCCGGTGACGTACTCACGCGAGGCGATGTAGCGCGTCACCTCGGCGCCGGCCACATTCACCTCCGCCTCGATCAGCACCATGCGCACTGCGGCTGGGTTTTTCAGCCAGGCCATGAATTGCTCATCGGTCATGCGTATTCTCCTTTCACAGTAGATGTCCAGGCCGAGACCTTGGCCGACTTCTCGACGCCATCGACCACCTTGTCAGCCGCCTGGGCGTTCGCACGCTCGTTCGACTGGATCATGGCGCCAGTTTGTTTTGCCTGGTCGGCGCGCAAGCCCTTCACTTCTTCCTGCAGCTCCTTGATCGCCGCAGCCATCACCTCCGTGCCAGCATTCGACCCGGCCTGGTACCGGCTGAAATCGATCGCCGGCGCGGCAGCGACAGCCATCGCCGTGACGGCTGGGGCATTCGTGAATTTCCCGCCCATGCTGTCGGTGACGCCCATCGCGGTTTGCAGGTTGGCGATGGCCTGGGCCACCGTCAGCACGCTGTCGTTGATGGTGATAAGGCCCTTGACCTGCGCCTCGAGCGCATCGTAGCTGGCCTGCTGCAGGTCCACCTGCTGGCTCGCCCACTTGACCGCCTCCTGGTTGGCTGCGACCACGCGCGCGTAGTCCGCCGCATATTTGGCGTCCGACGCGTTGACCACCTGCGAGGCCGTCAGGAACGCCTGCTCGGCTGCCGACAGCCCGGACTGCGCCGTCGTGTCGCCGGCGTTCGCGGCTGCCAGTGTTTTCTCGAACTGCGCCCGTGCCTCGGCGTATTTCTGCTCCGGCGTGAGGGTGGACTGGTTGCTCAGCGCAAGATTGCCGTTCAGGCCGTTCAGCGTGGTGACCCACGCTTTCGAGCGATCGAGCGCGGTCTTGGCCGCCGACGATTCACGGTCGTAAGCCGCAGACAGTGCATCCTTGGCCGACACCACCGCCTTGGCTGCCTGCACGTGGTCGAACAGGGCTTTGTTGACGTCGGCGATGCCGGCGCGCTGGATGACCAGCAGCTCCGCTTCGCTTTTCGTGATCTCATCGAGTTGCTGCAGCAGGTCCTTGCGCTCGTCTGCAATTTCCTGCTCCGATTTGGTCAGATCCTCGGTTGCCGCGTGCGTTTTTGCGAACGCGTCGGCCAGGGCCAGGAGGCTCGCGTAGGTGTCAGCGCCGGCCGCAGTTGCCAGTGCGCCGCTGTTGGCGAGGCCAAGCACGACATCCTTGAACTTGTCGCGGGTGTCGATGCCGGCATAGCCCATCGCGGTCAACTGGTCCGTTACATACTTCTGTACCGGCGCCAGCCGTTCCGCTTCAGTCAGGAAGTTGTCGTTGAAACTCGACTGCTTGCTGGCCAACTCGTCGATACCGCCGGCGAACTCAATCAGGCGCTCCCGCGCCATGATGCTGGCCATGCCCACCTGGCCGAAAGACGTGCTACTCGACGCCAGGATGGAATCGAGGTTGGCGTAGTTCGATGCGATACGCGTAAGCGTCTCAAGCGGCCCTTCCCCAATTTTGGCGAATGCATCCAGACCCGAAACAGCGTAGCTGGCCAGGTCATCACCCAATTTCGAAAACACCGATTCCAACGTTTTCTGAATTTCCTCGGTATTCATCCCCTTCAAGCTGATCTTGCCGATGTCGATCACGAAACCATTGAGTCGCTTCGTGAACTCGTCACCACCCAGACCCAACAGAGCGGTTGCAGTCTCGACACTGGCGGCGATGCTCGAGATAACCATGGTGAACTGAGCATTTGCCTCACTGCCCAACCCGCGCCAATCCGTATCCCGTTTCGTACTGCCCAGGAGGCCGCCAGACTTTTTGATATCGGTGTACTGGAACGAGGCGACACCGCCGTCCAGCGCGGCGCCGAGCGTCTTCGGATCGATTTTGAACCCGGTGTCTTCCACCGAAGTCTTTCCACCGAAGACCGAGCTGGCCAGCTTCCCGCCCCACCCTCCGAGCGCCTGATCGAGCTTGTTCAGCGCCAAACCGAACACACCACCGAATACCAGCTGAAAAGTCGAGTTGTTGACCAGGTTCTCTGCCGAACTCTTGCTGCCGGCCGCAGTGTCTCCGGTCAGCCCAGCGTTGCGCACCAGTACGTTACCGAGGCCCGACAGCGACGACTGAATCCCCCGCAGGGCGGCCAGCATGCCCTGCGTGTAGCTCAGTTCGATATTGCTGTTGCCGGCCACAAGCTCCAACGACCGTTTGATCGAATCCGATTTCGCGGTGCTGTCGCCGAATACAGAGCCGGTGCCCTGGGTCTCTTGGCGCTGCTGCGAGACGGATTTACCGCCACCGCCACCACCAGCGACTGCAAAGCCGAGAGCCGCCATCGCCGCCACCATGGCGGCCATGCGCGCCCACGCCGAATACGGGTCACCCTGTGCCTGCGTTGCTACGGCGACGGCCGCAGCGGATGTGCCCTTCACCGTGTCAGCAGCCACCTGCGCAGCGGTGCCGGCTGCAACTGCTGCGGTCTTGGCGCCCTCGCCAGCAACGGTTGCAGTGGTGACCGCGCCGATAGTGAACAGCTTCTTCACCATGGACTCAATGGCCATCGCCATTTCGAACGCACGGAATGCGCGCTCGGTCGCTTCCAACGCTTTGTACCCCTTCGAGTTCTCTTTGAAGAAGCCTTTCGACGCCGCCGCCATATCGCCGTACGATTTGATCTGCGCCTGGGCGCTTGCCTTCGACGCAGCCATTTCTGCCTTGGCGATCTTTTCGGCGCTGCTCTTCGGATCAGCCCTCACCGCTGCCAACTGCGCGGCCACCGCCTGCTGCTGCACGGCGTAGTCGGTCAGCGCCGTGGTCAGGCCCCCGATGGCGGCACCCACAGTGCCGAACGAAGCGGCCATACCTTGGGCGGCCGACTTGGCCGCGTTGTCCACGGCGACCAGGATATCCAACAGTTCCTTGGCTTTGGCGACGTCGGAGCCGGTATCGAGCGCTTCGATCTTGGTCACGGCAGCGACGTTGCGCCGCTTGGCCGCGATCAGCGCCTCAAGGTCAGCAATTTCCTGTAGGGTCAGCGCACTGGAAACCCGCTGCGCGTACTGGCTTTCCAAGCGCGCCAGTTCCATCTGTTCGATGGCCGCTTTCGACATCCCGTAGGTGAGCACCAGTTCTTCGTTCTTGGCTGCTTCGTCTTGTGCGACCAAGAGGGTCTTCGCCACCTGATCTTCGTGGTCCTTTTGCATTTTCGTGAAGCCGGCCAGGCCTTCGGCTGCCGCCTTGTTAGCGGCGATCACGCCATCAGTGGTCGCAACTACAGCAATCAGGGCGCGTGCGCGCTCAATGTCGCCGGCGTTCAGCTTCGTCTTGCCGGTTGCCACTTCGGCGTCGAGTTTGATGGTCAACTTTTGCGATTCGGACAACTGGTTATAGCCAGCCATTTCGAGTTCGTTCGCGGCGATCTTTTCCTTAATGTTGGAGATCAGCGTCTTGTAAGCGTTTTCTTCCTGGGTTAGCGCCGAAGTTGCCCCCTTTTCCTCGTACTTCTTGTTGATGCGTGCGACAAGGTCGTCATAATCGGCAGTCTTCCCCTTCAGATCTTCGATAGCCTTCAGCTCGGCCAATCTCTTTTCATTGTTGGTCGCCATTTCCTTCCTCAATCCCTTGACGCGCTCGTCTATGCTTTGCTTGTTGATAGCCACTTCATTTTGTCGGCTCTCAACAAGGCCGCCCTCAAGGAATTTCAGTTCGGCAGTCAATTTGGCCCGCTCTTTGTAGTAAGCGACCATATCTGCCCGAGTGCCGCCTTTAAAAGTATCGCCAAGCACACCAAGGGCCGATTTCGTAGCGTCAATTTGCTGAGTAACTGGAAGTTCTTTATTGGCTTGGGCAACCGGAACGCCTTGGCCTTTGAGTTTTAGCAGAGCACGTTGCTTCTCAAGTTCTTCATCAAGCCCTTTAAGCACCTTGTCCTGATTCTCGCGGAACGAGTTCGCGGCTTTTTCACTGCCCTCTTTCGCCTTGTTACCCCAAAGCATCCAAGCTGTGGCACCCAAGGTCAGCGCGGTGATCACCGCGCCGATGGGGCCGCCAAGCGCAGCAAGAATGCCAGCACCGATGCGACCAGCCACGGAAGCAGCACCGGTGGCGGTCGCTAGCGCGGCGTTGGCGGAGCGCAGCCCCATGGTTGCCGCAGCGGCGGCGCCTGTAGCGGCGGTCTCAGCCTCACGCGCGGCAATGATCCGCGCCGCGCCGGCGGTTGCGGCCGTTGCAGCCGCCTGCTCGTTGGCGACGCGAGTTGCTGTCAGCGCGGCGTTTTGGGTCGCAACTGCGCGATCAATAGCCACAATCTGAGAGCCGAGCTTTTGCATTTCCGCAAGGCGCTGAGCGCGCCCGATGCTATTGATTTGCGCAGCAAGGCGTACTTGCTCAAGAGCCATTTCTTGGCGAATGATCTGAGCGGTGGCGACGTACAGGGCCTGGCGAGCTGCAACTGCCTGCTCGGAAGCTGTGGCGGCAGCAACAGCACGCAAACGCTCGTCCGCAACCTCAGCGCGGACTTGCACCGTTCTTGCCCGGGCATTGCTTTGCCCAATAAGCGCGGCCTGCTGCTCGGCAGCGGCACGGCTTGCCGCAGACTGAGCGGCCAACTGGTTTGCCTTACTCTGCTCGATGCTTGCGGCGGCATCCTGAATTTTTTTCTTGGTGGACTCGACTAATGCGGCGACCATCTTGCCGCCATACGCGGCAGCCGCGAGCAAGGCAACCTCAACGATAGTGCGCATGTTTGCGGCGAGCGTCGTCAACACTGTGTTGATATTCGACACGGCGCCGCTGGCCTGAGCCTGTACGCCGACAAGCTCAACAATACTGTTTCTAAATACCGTGAATGAGCCCCCGATGGTCTGAACTTTCTTCGCTTCTTCGCGGACTTTTTCCAGTGCATTTGGCAAAACCTCGGCCATGATCTGCGACGTGATTTTCCCCTCGGTTGCCATGTTGCGCAGTGCGCCGATCGGAACACCCATGCCATCGGCTAACGCTTTCATAAGGCGTGGCGCGGCCTCATTCACCGCGTTGAATTCTTCGCCGCGAAGTACGCCAGATGCAAATGCCTGGGAAAGTTGGAGCTGCGCAGACGCCGCCTCCGAAGCAGTTGCGCCTGACACCGCCAGCGCCAGATTGACTGTCTCAGTAATGTCGGAAACCTGCTTCTGCGATTTTCCCATCTCGCGTAGGCTATTTGCGATTCGGGCATAGAGCGTACCGGTCGAGCCCAAGTCCTGCTGCGCCGCCGTGGAAATTCGGCGCACATCTTCCATTGCTTGGTTGTATTCAGTTTGTGAGCGGGTCGCCAACCTGATTTGCGCACTGAACTTCGTGTACTCGTCTGCCATCTTAATGATGCTACCGATGCCGGCACCAATACCCAGTAGTGCGAGCGCGCCCGCCAGCTTGCGACTCGCCGATTCGAGCGCGTTGGTCTGCTGCTCGGCCCGGCCGCCGGAGTCACGCATGCGGTCCATATCGCGGGCGGCATTGCGCGCTTCCAGCGAATTGATGCGGATTGCGAGGGTGGCGACATCAACGGTCATGGGAGGCCCAATAAAAATGCCGCCTCGCGGGCGGCTGGTAATTCGGTGTAGGCGGCACGCGGCCGCCCTACTCGCTAGTCAGGAAAACCTGGTCCAGCGCGTCGACGCATTCGCCCTCGAACGGCGACAGGCGGATGCCATGCCGCCGCTCCCAGGCCATCACCTGCTCGTCGGAAATGGGATTGGCTGCCATGGCGCCGCAAGTGCGCTTGGCGCTCATCTGGCAGAAGTATTCCCAGACGTGCACCAACTCATGCGGGATCGGTGGGGTGTCGAGCTGCGGCGGCGTGATGCCGGTCTGCTCCAGCACCTTCTCCAGGTGCCAGCGCAATGTCTTGCCGTCTTTCTGCTTGGCCGAAAGCTTGAGCGACGCCTCGGCGTGCTCAAGCAGCTGCCGCTTTAGATCGCCAAAAAATTGGCGTCCTTTTCCAGTGCGGCGATGATGGCGTCTTGCCAGGTCGGGAACTTGTCGAAGACGGCCTTGAGGAATTCGCCGGTCACCGGTACCGGCTGGCCAGCACTTACGAAGCCAGGCAGGCCGACGACCACGGCCATAGCGATTTTCTGGTTGCGGTCTTCGCCCAGGTCGAACAGAGTGCCGGCGCCAACATCCGTCTTGGCGTCGATCTGCTCCTTTTTCGTCTGGCTGCGCTTGATCGCGCTGACCGAGGTGGCGCGGATCACATCGCGATATTGGGTAGAGTTCTTGCTCACGATCTCGAAGCCGGCCTTGTGATTACCGTCATCATCGAACAGCACGCTGACCGTGAAGGTTTTCTCGATCGACTTGGCATCGGGCGCCAGCAGCAGGGCGATATCGAAGCCAGCGTCAAGGATCTTGGTGGCGGCGTTGTGAGCGGTAGCGACTGCGGTGGTTTCGGTGTTGGTGATGGTGTTCATGGATAAAACCTTTCGTCGGATGAATAGGTGCCGGTGCCGGCCGCTGCGCCGACGAAGGCGACAGCGTCCGGTCCGTGCTGGGGTGGCTTGCGCCGAAATGAAAACCCGGCGCGCGGCCGGGTCGGATGGGCTACACCAGGGTGGTATCCTGAAGCAGGATGGTCGATTTGCCGGCGCCGGTGCCAGCGGCATTCGGGCCCGCCGTGTAGTCGTACTGGCGGATAATCTCCTTGTCGCCCGACTCGCCGCCGCCGAATACTTTCACGTACGGCATGGCGATGACGAACGCGCCGCCGATACCATCGTCGAGGCGGTTGATCAGCGAGATGGCCTGCTCCTGGTCGAAGTAGTCATCCATTTCGCCGTTCTCGTAGTACACGCTGATCTGGCCGCTGACATCGATCATGTCCATGAAGACGTCCGGCGTGACGTTCGCGCCAACCACCTTGCCAACTGACGCATTGCCGTTGATGTCGAGGCTGAAGTTGGTGCAGACCTTGGTGGCCTTGCCGTTGATGATCGCCAGGCCAGAAGGCGTGACCAGCATGTCGCCACCGCCAGGAGCGGCGGGGTTGGTGAAGTACTGTGCCACATCTTTTTTGCGGTCTTGGCCCATATACGCGATTTCGGCCGAGACTTTATCATCGGCAGCCAGTCCGATGTTGATAGAGGCCACGCGCTGGCCAGTGAAGCGGTAGGATTCTCCCACGGCGCTGTACCATTTCTCGATGGTGTAGCTGTCGTTGGTGTGACCGGTCTCAGGGATGTAGGTAATCTTGCCAGGTACGGTCAGGCCGATGGCCGCGGCGCTGGCGGCGGCCACGACCGTCTCGGCCACGGTGATCTCGGTGGCGGTGAGCGCGATGATCGTGTACAGCTTGCCGTTGTTCGCAGCGGCGCCGGCGGTGAAGCCGCTGAATTTGACCAGCATGCCCAGGGCAAGGCCGTCGGTGACCCACGAGCCAGCGGCGCGGACGAAGTGTGGCGCGGCGGCCGAGGCCGTCACGGTCAGGTTGGTGAGCGGCCCCACAGCCGTCCAGTCCCGACGCACTACCGAAGCGAGCTCGGAATCGATCAGGCCCAGGGCCAGCTCGACGCCGATGTTGCCGTCGACGGTGCGGCCGCCGTGGCGCGCCATCGGCCGCTGCGCGTTGGTCTGGATTGCGGCGGACTGGATTTTGTTCTTCTTCAGCGCGATGCTGTCGCTGACTTTGCGGAACTCGCGCGCGCCGGTGGCGCCGGCCAGCGTGCCGAACACGGCCTCCTTCTTGCGGATGACCTTGGTCAGAACTTGGGTTTGAATAGGCATGGTAGAACCTTTCGGACGAAAAAAAAGCGCCCGAAGGCGCTGGTGGATGGTGCGATGTGCGGCGGTTTAGCTGAAGTCGTCAGCCGAGTATTTGATGGTGATGGGTGTCATCCAGAAGCCGGCGCCGTCGGGCCGCGAGGCGACAATCGATGGCGTCTGCATGATGCGGACGTTGAGGCCCAGCTTGGCGATAACGGTCGGACACTTGAACAGCACCTCGATGGCTTTAGCCAAATCGTCGGCGTCGCCGGTGCCCTCGTTCTCAGGCAGGAACACGCCCACCTGATACATGCCGTGGTAGCGCCGGTGCTGCGCGCCTTGGCTGGGGTCGAGTGTTTCCGCCGGCATCAGGTCGGCACGCAGGTGGCGCTCGCCCGTGGCCGGCACCTTGCTCCGGTTCTCAAGGAACACCGGCAGCGGCGGCACCTGCGCGGCGGCCCAAGCCTTGAGGTGACCTTCGAGCGCGGAGCGGATGATCTTGTTGCTCATTGCAGGCCTCGGACGTAGTTTTCCAGCGCCGCCGGCAGGTTGGACAGGGTGACGCGCACCATGCCGCTGGGCGCTTGCTGACTGTAGCCGTATTCGAGCTTGCCCGCGTACGGCAGGTTATTGACGACCCAAACCTCGCCGCCGGCTTTCACGCCGACCGTCTGGCCGGCGATGCGCGCGATCGCGGCGGCGCCAGAGGTGTCGAGCGTGGGTAGTGTGCCCTGCGGCAGCACCTTGCCGAACTGCCAGTTCCCACGGAAGCGCCCGGTGTCCACGGGCGAACCCATCACCACGCCCTGCGCCACCAGCACGATGGCCATGCGGTGCGCCTTGTCGATGTTGCCGCCAGTGTGGCGGATAAAGTTGGTCAGGTCAGCGCTGAAGGATCCAGCCATCAGTTGCCTCGCAGTTGCAGGGTGTAGAGGATCACGACGTCGGTCGGCTCGAGCTTGGCGACGTTGTGGATGGCGAACCTGGCGCCGTTGATCAGCACCAGGTCGCCGGTGGACGGCTCCGGCAGCGGCTGGCCGGTCAGTTGCAGCGGCGACAACAACAGCTCCTGGTCACCGGACTGGATCAGTTTGCCGTCGATGCGCTCGGCCACATAGCCGAACTTGACGCCGGCGGCCGCGAAGTCGGTGATCGTCTGTTCGGGCTTGCCCGTGTCAGGATCGTCGTCGCCCAGCACGATCCGGCGCAGTGTGACCGTGCCGCCCTTCTTGCGCAGCTTGCCGTCGGTCTCGCGCGCTTTCTTGGCGTAGTCGGTCATGTGGTCGCCTGGAGGTAATCATGCGGCGGCGTCTTCGGGAAGCGCACAGCCTTGATGGTGGCCTTGCCGTCGATCAACGCGCGCAGCACGCGGTGCCACCCGTCCATGATGAAGCCCTCTTCGCAGAGGATGATCGGGTAACTGGTGTCCACGTCCAGCGCGCGGCGCATGTGGAAGGCCATGCCGTAGGCGGAACCCGTCGGCGTCCAGACATCGACACCCGCATAGATCGCCGCCAGCGGCAAATCGAAAGGTTCGATGTCCTTGGCGCGCGCCACCAGGTTGGTGACAGTCCAAACCTTGCCGCCGGAAGTGTAGGTATTTTCGTGCACAGCGCAGCCTTCGATGTGCACCACAGGGTATTTGCTCATCCGCGCACCAACTTGATCATGCCCGCGCCACCGGTCGCGCCGAAGAACGGCGCCAGCGCGGCATCCACGGCCACGAAGCGCTCGCGCGCCTCGGTCGTGTTCTGGAAGTATTCCGTCTCCAGCGGACCGGTCTTGTCGCGCTTCACGACGTTCGAGCCGGTGTCGAGATCGGGCATCAGCTGCTCGCCGCGCCCTGCCCGCGCCGCCAGGTCGATGCAGGCGCTGACAACCTCAGTCGGCACGACGTCGCTGCGGACAGGCCACCCGTCAACGCAGACGTCGTAGCGCGGCCAGTCCAGCGCTTGGGTCTGGTGGACGCGCTGGCCGGCCCAGCGCAGGCGGTAGTTCGTACGCATGAACCGGGTCGCGTTGCGGAGCGCGACTTCTTTGTCGGACTCATCCAGCGGCGCCCAGTAGGTCACGCCCAAGGCGGCCAGCTGGCGATCAGCCTCGGCCACGCTGGCATAGCTGTCAGCATCCGGCAGGCCGGCGCCGGTTTCGATGATGAGGGGCATCTGCGTTCCTTACGTAGGGTTTACCAGCGTTGCGCGCATCAACGTGCTACCGGATCCGCCGACGCTGTGGCGGCAAGTTGCTACGATTCGATTGTTGGCAAACGGGCCAAACACGCGGCCAAACCCGTAGCCGGTAATGTTGGGAGACTGCACCGGGATATCGTAGTCCAGGCGCGACCATGCAGATTGCCCTGGGTGGAGCATCGGAATTTGCACCTTGCGACTGCCAGTTTGAGTCTGCACGACAGTACCGCCGACGAACAACGGCTTGTCAATGCCGACGCCAGTGCGCTGCATGTAGCCATTCACACCGCCGTAATAAATCGTGGTGCTGATGTGCGCTACCCCCAACTGCCGGTAGCCTGCTCGCGGGTACATCACGGCAGCGGTTGGCTGGTTGACGTCAGGGCTGAACAGTACGCAGGTTTCGAGAGGCGCCACGCTGATGTACTGGATGGTGCTCGCTGAGCTGGGTGCATTGGTGTCGTATTTCGCGGGGTTGGGCAGTCGGTTCCACGTAACGCCACGATCGTCGCTGTACACGACCTGCGCAAAGCTAATGCCTGCTACGTCTTTGCCTTGGCCGGTGTTATCGCCGTACATCTGGTAGATGCGATCATCCACCTCGTCGTAGCAACTCCCGTGGGTGTGCAGGCCGGACGCGTACGGAAATCCCCGCGACGTCGCATAGGCCACCAGGTCGAAGACCTTGGTCCAGGTCTTGCCGAAATCGGTCGAGAGCATACCGAAGCCGCCGCGCGTTGCGTCGGTAGCTGCGTTCGACTCGCCGCCCAGCGTCTGCGCGGTATTGGAGTCGATCAGGTACACCACGCCGTTGGTGCCCGAGCAGAAATCGGTCAGCGAGTATTGCGGGCTGAATATGCCGTTCGTTGCGGTCAGCACCTTGGTCCACGTGGCCGTGGCAGGATTTGCTGACCAGCCCAGGGACAGGTACAGCGCCGAGAAACCGCTGCCGTTGGTACAGGCAACCAGCACCTCGCCGTTGAACATCTCGTGGATGCCGCCCACCGTGTGGTTGGTGACGCCCTCGGCCGTGAAATCATGAACGTTGGTCCACGTCGGCGTACTGGCTGTGGCCAGATCCAGGCACATTTTGAGGATGTTGCCAGTCGAGCCGTAAAATCGAGCGCCGTTTTTAGAAATGCCAATCACAGATGCGCCCGGTGCGATGTATTCGACACCGGTCATCGTGTACTGAGGATTGGCGCGGGGGGTTGCTGCGCGGACGGTGCGGGTCATAGCGTGATCACTCTCTCGACTTCTACAAATTGGCCGGTCACGGCGGTAGCGGCGTTCTGTCGTGCGTAGTACTGCATCTGGTCGTTGTCACTGAACATTTCCTCGCCGGGGTTGATCAGGACGGGCGCGCTGAAATCGGGGTTAGGATTGTTGAGGTTGTCGGCATCGCGGTAACCCAGCGCGATCTGTGCCGTGTTGCTGGCAGGGCTGCGGATAATCAGGCTGGCACGCCCCAGCTCGGCCACCGCCACGCGGTTGAACGTGTTGGTGTTGTTGCCAGCGACATCGAATGTCTCGAACGTGCGCAGCGTAGCTGGTGCGGCCGTCGGCGTCACCGCATCCGCCTGAACCGATGCCAGGCCGGCGCCCTGCGCGTTCAGCGTGGTCACCGTGCCGGTGTACGGCGTGCCAGCCGGCGCGGTGATGACCTGTGGATTCGCGGTCAACTGCGTCACGTTGCCGTTGATGTCGGTCCAGATGTTGCCGGTGGTCGCGGTACTGCCTGCGGCACCGGGCGTCCAGGCCAAGCTCACGGCGCCGGCCATCGCGGTCAGCACGGGCTTGGCGGGCTGTCCGGGCGCGGTTGGTGCCGGCGTGGCCGAGATCGTCAACACCGCTTCCTTCACCGTGGCGGCGATCGAGCCGGCCGAACAGGTAATGTGGATTTTCTGGGTATTTTCGTACGGGCCAATGGCCGCGAGAGCGCCCGCGCCGACGGTCCACGACCGCAGCGAGTTGGTACCGCCGAGCGCCTGGTCCAGCAGGTAGGCCACACCGGAGGTGCCTGGCGCGCCGGTCAGGACCAGCGCTTTGCCCTCGGACAGCATGATGGTCTTGGCGGACTCGCCTACTTTGATCGTGGTGGTGTTGGACATTGGCTATCTCGGTGGCGAAATTGAAAAAGCCCGCGCGCGGCGGGCTGGTCGTGATGCTGGTGGTGCTTTACTTCTTCGCGGATTCCGCTGCGGCCTTTTCGGCCGCCTTGGCAGCAGCCTTGTCGGCGGCAACCTTGTCCGCTGCGGCCTTCTCGGCAGCGACGCGCTCGTCGGCCAGGCGCAGAGCTTCGGCTTCGTTGGCGCGCGCTTGGTCGGCCAGACGGTCGCGCTCGGCGTCCATTTCGCGTTCGCGCGCCAGCAGGCGCTCGTGAGCGGCTTGCAGCTCGGCGACGGGGGGCGCGCGCTCGACGACGCCCATGCCCTGGTCGGTGCCGTCGTCGTACAGCTCGTGCACGTCGGGATTGAAGTCGGCCTTGTCGATGACGACAAAAGCGCCCTGGGTGGCCGGATGGGTGGATTTGACTTTGATGGTTGGCATTGCGTTCTCGCAGGTTGCCCGGCGCCTTGGCGGCCGCCGGGTGATGTTGAAGGATTAGCCCAGCAGGATGCCGATGTGCTCGTCTTTCGCGGCGCCTACACCCCAGACCAGCGCGATCTCGTACTGCACCTGGCGGTACTGCATGTACATGCTGACCTCGAAGGACAGGCCGGAAACCGGATCGGTGATGATGGTACGGTCAGCGGCCGAGTCGCCCTGCGCTGGCAGCGCCGGAACACGGGTCGCCAGCACGATTGCCGAGCGGGCGAAGAACAGGTTGCGCGCCGCGACGTTGGCGACGGTGATCGCGGTAGCAGCGGCCGGGATCGCTTGCAGCAGACCAGGCGCAGCGATGGTGATGGTGCCGCCATCCGCCGAGCTGGCGTCGCCGGACGAAACCACGTACTTGTTTTCAGGGTCGCCGGCGATGCTGATCACGTCGCCCGCAACGAACGAACCGGTACCGGCGGCAGCCAAGGTGATGACCGTGGTGCCAAAGGCGTAGCCGTTTGCATTGGTGGTGGCGCCGGCAGCAGTACCCTTCGCTGGGCGCTTGATCTGCGCGGACTGGCGCAGCGCCAGCCCCTGCAAGCGATCGGTGATGCCGTCGCGCAGCATGTCTTCACGGCCGGCCTTCTCCACGTTGAAGAGGCCCGACTGCTTGCCGCGCATGTTTTGCATCGCGGCCGAGCCCAGAACCATCTGGAAGTCGAGGCCTTGGGCGCCGTTGTCTTCCAAGATGCGCAGGGCACCGGCGGTGTCGCCGAGGTCGTTGGCAATGCCGAAGGGCGCGGTGCCCGGGGTGCCGTAAGCGCGCGAGGCCTTGACGTGCAGCGCGGTCAGGTCCGATTCGACTTCATTGCACAGCGTGCGCATGGCCTGGGCGAACTGGTCGCGCAGGATGATGTTGTAGCTGTTGCCGCTGTTATCCAGTGCCAGCTTTTCTTCGCCATTCCAGCGGATCGGCACGCGGCGCGCCTTGGTCAGGGTCACCGACTTGTTGCCGATGTTCTGATCGCCGTCGTTCGGTGGAGTCACGGCTGGCGTGATGTCGGTTGCGGTTGCGGCAGGAGCGACAGGCGACGTCACGACTTGGCCGACGGCAGCGCGGGCGAACGTCATGTCAGCGGACACGGCCGGGATCATGCCGACCTGCTCACGCGAGACCACGTCCATCGCGTTGTACAAGGTGGTGATCAGGCCGGTCAGGTTATTCGGGCCCAGCACCAGGCCAGTCTTTGCGGCGTAGTTCCAGACGTGGGCCTGGACCAGTTCGCCTACGACCTTGACGCAGAACGCAGCTTTATCGACGCAGGCACTGGCGCCCTGTGCCGTCGAGGACATGGCCATCGCAGCCAGGGCTACGAGGGAAATCAACATTTTCTTCATGGTGGAATTGCCTTTAATTGGTGGTTTGAGGTTTTGAACAGAGAGGCCATCCAGCCCAAAAGCACCGACTTGCCCATCCAGGCGCCGGCAAAGCACTGCGGTACTGCTGAAAACGAAGAAGCCCGCGCGCGGCGGGCCTCAATTACTGCGTGGAAGGCGATCAATCGACGATCGCAGCGCCTTCCTTCATTGCGCCTGCACGGGCCATGGGGTCCATGGCGTCGTACGCTGCGCGGGTGATCTGCTTCTTGCCGTCCGGCGTTTTGCCGCCGCTGCCTTGGGCGCCGCCACCGGATGCGCCGGAGCCCGCGAGGATCTGATCCTTGAACGGGCAGGCGGCGACGAGCTGCGCGAGACCTTCATCGAAGTCGGCGATTTCACCAGGGCGGGTCGGCGAAAAAATCTTGTTACCAGCGGCGTCGTAGGGAACCATCTTGCCGTCTTCAACCTTGAAGTTGTTGCCGAAGTAGGCGCGCGCCATCTCAGGCGGGATCGCCAACTGGCTTGGGTGCTTGGCTTCTTTATTGAACAGCTTCGAGCCCGTGAAGCCGCCGCCGATCATGTGGTTATTCAATTCGTTGGTGCGCTTCTCCAGCGTTGCGGTCAATTCTTGCAATTGCTGGGCGCTGGCCTTGGCCTGCGCTGCAACCTGCTCCTGCGCGGTCTTGGCGGCGGCATCCTGGATTTCCTTGACCTGTGCTGCCGTCTTCAGTTCGCCGGAGCTCAGGCTCTTTACGGTGTTCAGGGCGGCCAGCGCTGCCACGCCGTCTTCGATGCCGTCGAAGCTCTTCAGCTTCGCTTCCGCTGCTTCGGCGCGCTCGCGATGGCCTTTGGCTTCACCGTTCAGCTTGCCGATGTTGGCGATGGTCGTGTCAGCGTCGAAGGGCGCCTCGGTACCGTTCGCGTGGATGAAGATCGGCATCTTCTTTTCGGCGTCCATTGCGATGGTGCCGTCGGCATTAAATTTGAATGGCATGGTCTGACTTTCCGGGCATCCGCCCTATCGATGGCCTTCCGGCCGTGCACCGCGTCGCGTCCGCTTGCGGCATAAAAAAAGCCGCTCGAAGGCGGCTTGGTGAAATTCGGGTTTGGTTACATTTGCTCCAGGCGCTCGGCCCGGGATAGGTCATCAGGGTGACTGGACAGCTTGCGCAGCGCGCTGGCCATGTGGCGGCCGTGCCCATGGGCGACCGCGAAGTCGTCGGCCTCGATCTCCTGCCTGCGCCGGCGGCGCGCGCCGGGATTCAGGAACAGGCAGCGCAGCGCCAGGTTGGTCCATACGTGCAGGTGGTGCCGGTGGCCGTGCTCGTGCGAAATCACCGCGGCTATTTCGTCACTGGTCAGCAGCTCAGGCAACCAGGTCGGCAGCCGCGCGCGGAAGCCGTCGAAGTGCGCCTGATGCACCGGCAGCACGGTGGCGGCCAGTGCGACCATGAACAGGTTGAACCCGACCCAGCCGACCCACAGCCAGCAGATGATGTTGATGACTATGTGCATATGGCCCGGGCATAAAAAAACCGCCTCGAGGGCGGTCTAAAATGGTGTGAAAATTTTGGCGCTTGAGGCAATATCTGTCGGCCATTCAAGTAACCATTCGTTCACTGAACTGGCGTCGAAGTGGTGTCGGTTGTTGACTTAGGTGGGGGGCTTTGACTCGACATTGCGTCCTGGAGGCGCTTCAAACCCTCACTCACTACAATATTTTCCTGCGCAACCCATAACTTCGGCGCAGCGTACCCCAAGAGGATGGAGAGCGCCACAACCTTCGCCAGGGTGGACACGTTCTCCTGTAATGCTCCAATAAAATAGAGAGCAACAACCAGTCCGAGAATTGCGCCAAGCGCCATCCTGAGAAAAATCCAAGTGCCCCGTCCAAACGCCTCCAAGTGCGAGACTATTCTGACATTCCCAGCCCTTGGGATCTTGTGAGGATTTATAGTGAGTAGGATTGCATGCGCGAAGCTGCCAAGCGCAGCTCCTAAGGGGCAAAAGATCAATAATGCCAAATCGTAGTTCTTAAGCCCTAGTCCCAGGATTAAATCATTCATCGGCGAATGCGTGAGTGAGTTAAGGAAACAACTATTATAACTATAACAGGAGGGCGCGATAGTCCTTTTGCTGGCTACTCATAAGATAACGACACGCTGCCCTTTAAGCAGGCAGCCCACACAAAGGACCTGCCGCGTGCCGCCCTTTAGCTTTCGCGCCTGGAGCATGGCGCCGATCACCGTCTCGATGAATTCGCGCCCATGGCAGCGCGGGCACTGGAGCATGCCGGCCGGCTTGCTGGCGCGGGCGCTGCGCAACTTTGGCTTATCAGGTGCTGGCGCGGCTGGAACGAGGTGTAAGGTCATTCCGCATGATATCACTGGGCAAAGGCGCTGGCATCACGCTCTCGCAGTTCCTTGAGCGATGCCATACGGCCCTTGTCGTTCGTGAAGTCCTTCACGTCGAATTTGCCGGCGCGGTACAGGTCACCGCGCGCCGCGCCGATGACATGGTCCTGCACCTCAGCGCTCTGCCGCTTGAACCAGTCCGCATAGGTCAAGTTCGCATCGACCGGTCCGCCGGCAGCAGCACGCGAGCCGTAAAGAGTCTTCTGCCCCTTGAGAAGCGCGATCGACGACGAGCGGCAGCACCAATGGATGCGGCCTGGACCGGATCGCCACGGCAGATCGTGGCCCACCGGCTTGTGCTCGATCTTCGAATACAGCTTGTGGTCGCGAGCGCGGCACTCGGGGCTAGTGCGGCCGTCGAGGGTGCTCACCCACATCTCGTCGCCGAGAATGTCGTCGTTCTCTTCCGTGAACCGCTTGCGCGTGATCTGCGCGGTGTGGCTCAGGGCCGTGCGCACCACCGCGTCGACTTCCCGGCGACTGGTGTCGAGCAGGCCGTCGGCGTAGTTCAGGGCGCGCGTGCCGCGAATCTCGCGCACGATGTCGCCCGTGGTTTTGCCCTGGGTATAGCCCACGGCGATAGTGTCCTTGACGCGCTGCAGGCGGCTGGCCGACAGGTTGGCAGCCCAGTCCTTGAGCAGGCGGCCCTGCATCGGCTGCGCCATGGCTGCCGCGTAGACCTGCTCCGGTACCACGCTGGCGATGCTGAACGTGACCGGCACGACGTGCTTGTACAGGTCGTACTGGAACTGGCCTTCGTATTCCACGTAGGCGGCCAGCTCGTCGGTCATGCCGCCGTACAGCGCGGCGTAGGCTTGGGTGTTCACCTCCCGCACGCTGGCCAGCAGCTTGTCCAAGCGCTGGACCTTGAACGAGTCCGCGTCCATATCCTCCAGCGCCGCATTCAGGGCGCCAATCAGATCGGCATCGGACAGGTTCAGGATCCGGATCATCTTCGCCAGCACGTAGTTGCCGTACTGGGTCATGTTCACCTGGTGGCGGACAGTGTGGTCGAGCAGAGGATCGATCATGGTGCTTTAGGCTTGGCCTTCGGTGGTGGCGCCGGCGGCGCGTCGGGGTCCGGCATGTTGCCCAGCGCCGGGCCCTGCGCGTCGATCTTCTCTTGTTCCTCCGCCCAGGTTGCGTCCGGCCGGACAATGCCGCGCCGTTGCAACTCACCGTAGAACGACTCGTTGGACAGCTTGCCGGCTTGGTTGGCCTTGAGCAGCAGCTCCGCGCTGGCCTCTGCCAAGGTGGCGGCGCCGAAGTCTTTGAACACGGTGATGTGGCCGCCTTCGGCCTCGCCAACCCATTCGGCCATGAACTGCAGCGCCTGGTCGCCCGAGTCTTCGATGTTCTCAGCCACCTTCTGCAGCGCGCAGGCGCCCTGCTCGTTGTCGGCCAGCGTTTGGGTCTCGGTCACATTACCGGGCTTGATCACCAGCAGCTCGGCGCCGGCCTGGCGCATGCGGTCCTCGAGGTCGAGGATGGACAAACGGCCGGCATCGATCGCCTTGCCGCTGTGCTCCACGAACTTGAGGTCGGCGTCAGCGCGATCTGTCTTGATCATAGATCCGGCGCCAACGGCAATGGTGTCGGTCGATTCGAGCCCTTTGCCGAACAGGATCGGCACGCGGGCGACGTGCAGGATGTTCTGCTGGTCGCTCTTGCTCTGCCAGTGCTCAACGTTGGCGTAGGCCAGCTCGAGCAACGCCGGCCGGGCTCGCATGAAGCCCAGGCGGTTTCCATAAACCGGCACGAACGGGATGCTTTTGATGGTGGTCACGCCGCTGTCGTGCGGTGCCCAGTCGTCTTGCTTGTTGCCGCCCTCGACCTTGCGCCAGGTGACCCAGGCGCCCCGCGTCAGCACGCGCACCTGCTCGACCTCTTTCGTGGCGAAATCGCCGTCTTCTTCGGTTGCGGTTTCCAGTAGCCGTAACTGCTTGAGGCCATCCTTATCGGTCAGCCAGCCCAGAATGTTCTTGGGGTGGATCTGTACGAAGTACGGCCGTACGGCAGCGGCCTGTTCCTCGGCCTTGGTCACGTACAGCGCCTTGCCGTCCTTGTCTTGGGTCGGAGGGTAGTCCACCAGAATGCCAGAGAAACCGTAGCCGAGCGCTTCCTGGCCGACCTCAGCGAGGAAGGCATGCAGGTTGCGGCCCTGGCGGTCGACGTCTTCGAGCCACTGCTGCAGCTTCGCCGGCACGTCCTTGCCCAGCGTTACAGGCTTGCTAAACGGCTTGGCGCCCAGTACCTCGATCGTGCGCTGGTACGCCGGGAACAGCGTCGCCACCTTCAGGCGCGTCTCGTACGATTCCTTATCTTCCGCCGGCCAGCGCGGCATGTATTCGACTGCGGCCCGCATGGCCTTCGTGCCGCCCAGCAGCGCGTCGATCAGGGCGCAATGCTCGTTCAGCGCTTCGGCCTCGGGCGAGCGTTTGCGTACTGGGTGGGTCATGGGAATCCTTGCTGTTACAGGCGGAGCGGAGCCACACTGGTCTCGCGCTTGGTCACCGGCCAGCGCTTCGTGATGAAGTAGCCGCCGGCGTCATTGCCGTGGTCGAAGCCACCCTTCTTGTCGGGCTGGCCTTTGTCGTCGTACACCTGGCGCTCCAGGCTGATTGTGTATTTCGGGCACTTCGCCGTGTTGACCAGGAAGCGCCGCTCGTCATAGGTGTTGCACAGCATGGCGTTCACGCTATTGATCCGATCCTTGACGGCCGGGTTGCTATGGTCCACCACCACGGCGAACTTAGCGGCGCGCAGCAGCGTCAGGTCCGATTCGCTCGCCCCACTCGACTTCCGGTTTTGGCCGGATGCATCGGGGTAGACCGAGATCGCGTGCTGCTGGCCGGCCTGCTGATACTTCGCCTTGATCTTCTCGATCATTGCCGGGGTGTCGAACACCTCCATGAACTCGTCCACCGCGCGCGGCATGTCGTCGCGGATCACGAAGACCACGGCAGCCATGTGCGACACGTTGAAGTCCATGCCGATGTGCAGGGCGTCGCCGGGCCGCACAGTTTCGTCGGTGTGACTCTTCCGGCGATCAAAGCAGTAATAAATGACGCCCTGATAGTTCTCGAAGCTGGCCAGGTACTCTTGGCGGAACGAGCGCGGATCCATCTTGCGGCGCGCCGCCTCGATCTCTTCCGGCGGCACGTTGCCACCATCGACCGACGTGTACAGCCAGCTCTTGTGGTCAGGCTCACGGCCCCGGCCGTCGAGGTAGCTGTCGTAGCAGTGGTTGAAGCCTTTCGGCGTGCCGATGCGCAGCGCGTGGCCACCAACCCGCTGCTCACCCTGAATGGTGAATTTGCAGGTGGACAGCATCGGACGGAGCACCTCCTCCCAGGCCGCATACACGCAGTCGGCCCATTCATCGACCAGCGCAAAGAACAAGCCGGAGCCGCGCAGGTTGTCGTAGGCATCCAGGCCGACGATACGGATAACGTGGCCGGCCTTGGTCGTGATCGAGCACTCGGTTTCGTTCGGCTTGCTGGCGCGCCAGCCGGGAGGGATCGCCTGCTTGAGGCGCTTCCAAAACACGCGCTTGGCCTGCTTGAAGGTCGGCGCGCAGTACCAGATCTCATCCTCGGTGCTGACGCCCCACTCAGCGGCCAGGCGCGCAGCTCGGCGAATCTCAGCTTTGCCCAGGAACGTCTTACCGAAGCGACGGCCGCACACCGCATCGCGGAAGCGGGCCTTCTTTTGCCAGCCCCAGCAGTAAATGTTCGCCTGTTTCGGCGTGAGCGCGACAGGACCTTCAGAGAATCGGGCTGTCGGGGAGGTCTTCATCGGGCTTCAACATGTATTCTGGCGCGGCCGGGATGCCCTCGCCGTTGTCGCCTGGTGCTTTGGGCGTATCGAGGCGGCGGTTGACGTACATGTCGCCCACTTCCTTGGCGGCCTGCTCGATAACCGACACGGCCAGCGCGATATTGCGCATGCCCTCGGCCTGCTGCGCCATCCGGGCCAACGCACGAAGGCGGAAGGCTCGGCTGGCGATCGGAATCTCCGCGACCTCTTCGCGGAACTTGGCGCGCGTGTCGTTGAACACCGTGCGCCACTTCTCGCTGAGGTTGCGACCTACATAGCAGTTCGGGTCGTAAGCGGCCACCTGCTGCCGCATAACGTCGAGCCCGAACTCCTCTTTTACTGCCTTCGACACCTGCGTCGGCGTGTCAAAACAGGCCAGCGCTTGGACGATGAACAGCTTCACCTCGTCTCGTAGTGCTGCCATAAGTTGCCATCCGGTAAAAGCCGCGTAAAACTATGCGACCTTGAGCAGACAGGTTCCGCACGCCCTCGCGATGTTGAGTTTGGAGACCTCCGGCGCGCTCCTGGCGGCGTCGATCATTCGCTGCACGTCTTTGTTTGCGCCGTAGCGGCGGACCACGCCGACGAACTCCTCGACATCGTGGCCGCGCATACAGAGCTTCGGCAGTCCATCCTTGGTGAAGGCGGGCGATCCGAATTCATCGAACTCCTGGCCGATGTGATATAGCTCGTGTTCGACCAGCGAGCAGAACTCAGCGTCGCTGCACTTCAAGCAGTGTTCGGCGTCCAGGGTGATCAGGTAATCGGGAACGGCGCCGAACCAGTCGACCATCTGCTGTTGCTGGCGGCCCTTTTGCCACGGTCCGCAGCGGAAGATGACTTCCTCGCACTGACCCAGCACGGTGCGGCCTTGTTTGTTGAAGCTGCCGGGAGCCCAGAGGAACTGGACGTCCGCGTACTCCAGGTGGGCGAAGTCGGGATTGTGCAGCTGGCCGCCCTCGGTGAGGATCTCGGCCCGGGCCCACCTGAGCACTTCCGGCGCGGGCAGGTAGCGGGCGGTCATCAGGTCTATGAAGCTTTCGGGGGGCGTGGGCCTGCCGAGCCCAAAGGGTGGAGATGATCTCTTGCCCAAAGTACCACCTCCACTGCTATCCTATTGCACTGGAGCTACTTCGCTCCACCACTTCTTTCAAGGGCAAAAATGACTAATTCATCTAGCAGCGATCCGATAGAGCAACTTGAGTTCATCACCGAGGTGAGGTATGAGACTCTTTGCGACAGCGAATTTGAGGCATACACGATTGAGATTTCGGAAGACGTCACCAAAACAAAGAAATCTGGGTATTCAATGGGAAGTAGTAGCACTCGCACGGTGCATGCAACACGCTTGGCACTTACCTCTCACGAAGGGACTGTTAAGTTTGGTCCGGGTGACTCCTTCGAAATCAGCGTAGCAGGCAAACAGCCCGTAACGCTGTCCCGAAAAAATAACTAGCGTCGCCGCCCGCTCCTGGCTGGGACCGCCGGGAGCGATGTTCTGCACCCGGCGGCCGGACCCACCTGGTCATGTTTCGTCGGCGATCTGCACCCGCTTTTGCAAGCCCTGCCGCTGGGGTGCGATGGCAGGTACGCCCGTGTTTCAAATCCGATCCAGGTCAATCCCAGGCCCGCAGCACCACGACAATTACAACGCCCGCGAGAACGCCGCCGGCAAGCATCCCGATGAACTCGGGCAGCAAATGGAATGACGCGAGATACTCCATGATTAGGCTACCTCGTATGTGGCGGCGAAGATGTCGGGTTTGCACGGGTAGAACTCGCCGGCCACGCCCTTAATGATCATGTCGCCGACCATCGCGCTGTGGCTGCCTTCGAGCGTGTGGATGACCAGCCCTTGGCGATCATCATGACTGGCGTTGCGCCAATTCATAAAATCCATCACCTCGGTGACGTTGGTGCCGTCCCATCGAATCGCGTCGATCACGACTGGTTTCTCGCGGAACTTGGCCATAGCCACCTCGAATAAAAAAAGTCGCCAGCGCAGTGATGCGGCCGGCGGCGAAGGTCCAACGGGAGACTCAGGGCTAATTTATTTAGCGAGCTACTTCGGCATAAATCTTGCCGAATGGCATATGTTGCAATGTAAACTTGCTATCATCCGACTGCTGCCTGTGTTGAACAGGCAGAAGCTCACCCGAGCCATTGGTATCGAAGACCCGTAGGATCTTCCCGGTTGCCTGATACTCCTGCGAGTCGGCCTTTACCAGTGCTACTGGGGTGATGATATTCATGTTTTCCTTTTGGAAGAAAAGAATGACAAAAACAGCTATTCAGACGATTCACGAAGCCTTGGACACACTTGAGTTCTTTCAGACTGCATACGCGTCCAGCGACCAATATCAGGAAAGACAAAGGGAAGTGGTAGCAATCCTGCGGGGACGCTCTCAGCACAATCCTTACTCATATGATTCCAAGCTCATGGCAGGCATCGCGAAGGCGATAGAGGACGCCAGCAAGCCGGGCTAACTCGAGCAAACTGCGGCGAATCAATCTCGTTCGTCGCGGTCCGGCTGGCGCGCGGGAGGCAGCATATGCCAGCCCAGCAGACGCCGGATCTCTTCCGGGGTCGGCGGCGGATCCAATGGCGCGTGCGTGCGGCGCTCGAAGTACTCGCGAACGAGTTCCTTCGGCGGGCGGGTGGTATCTGGCATGGCCGCCTCGCTTTTCGGACGCGGAAATAAGAAAGCCACCGCAATGGGTGGCTTGAGGATTTGCTCCCGTGCTATCTGCGCGGTGAGTGTAATATAAACGCGAGCGAAAGCATCAACGAAGTTGGTGCAATCCTCGAATCACCGCTATCGGTGAGGCCGAAGCCTTCATTACGAGTGCGGTTAGTGTGTAGCTGCACTTTAACCAAGCAAATTCAAAATGTCAACTGGGATGCAGACCAAATCGAAATAAAAAGAAAAAGACTGAAATTTTGATATGCCAAAATAATGTGGTATATCATTCCCGACAGACAACTTATAAGGAAATACGGTGGACCCCTTCGATCTTGATAGTAGTTTGGCGGAAATTATCTCAACGGGAAATAATCTATACTCTCTAATTAGCAGCACTTTGGAAAGTAACGATTTTTCAGACGCACCTCAGCTTCGAGAAAAACTGAATGCAGCATGGGCCAACTTAATAGATTTACCGAATACTTTAAAAAGTATACCTATTGGATTTTCTGAAATTATCGACAATGCAAATAAATTTGAGGGGATTGCAGCAGTTATTCTTGATAAGATTGGTTATAGCAAACCTGGCACTTTAGAAGCGAGAAAAATCAAGGAAATTCTCAAAGGATTTCGTAACTTAGTGCAAGAGCATGCTGAGAATTACGCGCTGCACTCAAAAATTATGAGCTATCCAAGAAACAAAAATTCTCCAGAGTTTCTCGCACAGCTAGATTTTTTCAATCTCCGGATATCGCAAACTGAAGACTCATTATCTAAACAGCTGAAGCAAACAGGGGTGATCGAAGATTCGATCCGTAGCTTGCAGTCCTCACTTTCTGACACTAATTTAAGTGCTTCAGAATTGAGATCCCGCATAGACGAAAAGCTTTTAGAGACATCTGTCTATCTCGAAGGAAAGTTAGCCGAAGTCAATGAGGTTGTCGGGGTAATCGCGGCTAAGAGCATCGTGGGAAGCTATGAAAAAAGTGCTGATATTGAGAAAACTTCAGCCGACGCACTGCGAATCGCTTCGATCGTATTCATGGTACTCGTTATGATATTTGTCGGCTTTACCTTTTACGGCATCACGACAGGTGAATTCTCGTGGGAGAAGTCGGCTTTAAAGCTTATATGCTCACTATTATTCTCAGTACCCGCCGCATATCTCGCGAGAGAATCTGCTAAACACCGCCAGCAGCAATACACCCATTTACAAACATCTCTGGATTTGAAGGCAGTTGGGCCATATATTGCGACCTTACCTAAGGAGCAACAAGATACTCTAAAGGCTGAAATTGCACAGAGAATGTTTGCACCAAAAACATTCGATCATGTGACAAAGGAATCGTATCCGATTAATACGCAGGAACTAGTACTGGCTTTGGTCGATCGAATCAATGGCCGGAAGGCGGCAAAAGCAGAGGGTACTTCGTTAGAGTCGTAACCTCTTGGAAGCCCGCGCGTTGCGGGCGTGCAACAAACTTTCTAACTCGCTGACCATATCCAGCGCCTTCTCGCGCTCGAAGCCGACCTTGATATTTCTCAATGCCAGAAGGATAAGCGGCAGGTAAAGTTATCAGATGAAAAACTACATCGCCCTTTGTCTTGCCGCTCGCCGCTTAGCGCCCACGCATGGCATCCCTTTTTCCGCTGCGCTCTTATGTGACCACGCCGTACCCATCGAACTTGCCCTGCGATTTCTAACGCTGCCGCTAAACCAGCTATCCTGTGCCTGTTGGCCGTACCGATGCCAGGAGCACGAACATGAAGTCCTCACAAGCACCATCAACCGTCCGCCTCCGCGCTGCAGCGTATGTCCGTATGTCGACGGAGCGCCAGATCTACTCGACGGCCAACCAACTGGACCGGATTCGGCAATACGCGGCGAGCCATGACGTCGACGTGGTAACCATCTACGAAGATTCGGGGCGCAGTGGCCTTACGAAAAAGGGTCGTCCGGGCCTCACTCAAATGATAGAGGACGTGCAGGGCAACCACGACTTCGCATTGATTCTTGTGTACGATATCAGCCGCTGGGGACGGTTCCAGGACTTGGACGAGAGCGCCCACTATGAGTACTTGTGCCGCCTGAACGGCGTCAACGTCGCCTACTGCGCCGAGGTGTTCGAAAACGATGGAACGCCGTTCACAGCCATCATCAAGGCCCTCAAGCGCGCGGCGGCAGCCGAGTACAGCCGCGAGCTTTCTGCCAAGGTCTTCGCCGGCCAGTGCAGAATGATTTCGATGGGATACAAAACGGGCGGGCCACCTGGCTACGGATTACGCCGCGCCCTACTCGACTCGGACGGGAAGATTATTCAGATCCTCAAGGCTGGCGAATGGAAAGCAGTCCAGACCCACCGAGTGGTGCTTGTGCCTGGTCCGGTGGCCGAGATTGCCATTGTCAACCAGGTCTTCAAATGGTACGCCGAGGATGGCGTCGGCGACAGAAAAATCGCTGCTGTACTAAATGAGCAATCTGTCGCAACGGAGTCAGGTGGCCCCTGGACGCCCGACATAATCCGGGGCATGCTCCAAAATGAAAAATACATCGGCAATCTGATATTTAACAAAGCATCCTTCAAGTTGCGAAAGACTGCGGTGCGGAACCCGCCGGAGGAGTGGGTTCGATGCGACGGCGCGATTACGCCCATCGTGCCCCAAGAGCTTTTCAATGCCGTCGCGCGAGAGCGAGCGCGCCGCCACCGGAGATACACCGACCAGGAGTTGATTACGTCGATGCAGCGGATCTACAACGCGCACGGTCGCATTTCGAGCACCCTGATTGATGCGGATCCGGATTTGCCTACGGCACGGCTGATTGCTCGCCACTTCGGCACGCTATTTGATGCGTTCACACAGGCAGGCATCCCAAATCTTCGGAGCAACGACTTCTTGGTCACACGCGATCAGAACTACGGGTTTCGTGACCGCATGGTGGCCGAGGCGACAGCACTGGCAATCGGTGCCGGGGCAACGGCAGAGCTAATGGATGCACCCCATACACTGCGGTTAAACGGGAGTGTGACGGTATCGATGAGGGCCATCCGATGTGCGCACGACAAAAAATATGGATACTACCGATGGCGGATACCGGCTCGTTTAGCTGAAGGGTGTGACTTCTTGCTCGTTGCATTACTGGACCGCACGAACAGAAATATCACCTCATACCTACTCTTCCCGACTGGTGACCTGGATCATCGGGCGATCGCATTTACAGAATCCAGCATCAAACGGTACTCGGCAAACCAACGATGGAACCTCTCGGACTTCTTCCTGCCGACGAGCTCAGCGAAGTAACGCAGTCGATCGAGCAATATGCGACTGGATCAGGCCTTCCAGTTCGCTAACCATATCGAGCGCCTTCTCGCGTTCGAAGCCGAAGTTGATAATTCTCAATGCCAGCAGGACAAGCGCCCGGTAAAGTTATCGGATGAGAAATCCCATCCCCCTTTGCTTGGCCGCGCGTGGCATGGTGCCCAGCCACGGCGTCAAATTTGCCGCCGCACTGCTCTCCGACAACGACGTTTCGATCGAGCTTGCGCTGAGATTCCTGACGCGTCCGCTGGAAGAGTTATCCTGTCGCTGCTATCCCATGATTCCACCGGAGAAAAATGATGAGCGGTTTGCTGGAAACTACTATCCTGTCGCCGTTTCGTCGAGCTGCGGCCTATGTGCGAATGTCAACCGAGAGACAGACCTACTCCACGGCAAACCAGATGCAGCGCATCCAGGAGTATGCAGCGGAGCAGCAGATAACGATCGTGGCAGTTTATGAAGACGCGGGCAAAAGCGGGCTCACCATGCGGGGGCGACCCGGCCTGCAGCAGCTGCTTGCAGACGTGCAGACGAAAGACGATTTCACCTGCATCCTCGTGTACGACGTCAGCCGCTGGGGCCGCTTCCAAGACGTCGATGAGAGCGCCCATTACGAGTACATCTGCCGGCTGAACGGAGTGCAGGTCACCTACTGCACCGAGGCCTTCCAGAATGATGATTCGCCCTACACCTCGATCATCAAAGCGATGAAGCGAATAGCAGCGGCGGATTACAGCCGCGAGCTGTCTTCCAAAGTATTCATTGCCCAGTGCCGCATCATCAAGATGGGATACAAACTGGGTGGCATGGCTGGATACGGCCTGCGCCGAGCGCTACTCGATTCGAATGGCGATTTCATCCGCATAATGGAAAAAGGCGAATGGAAGGCGGTTCAGACGCACCGCGTCGTCCTGGTGCCTGGCCCCAAGCACGAAATCGAGGTTGTTAATCTAATATTCCACTGGTACGCCGTAGACAAAGTTGGAGATCGACGTATCGCCATCGCGCTCAACGAGCAGAACGTCGCTTCAGAATCTGGCAGGCCGTGGACAGGCGCACTCATCCGAGGAATGATCCGCAACGAAAAATACATCGGCAACCTTATATTCAACAAGGGATCCTACAAGCTGCGAAAGACCGCCGTCAGGAATCCCGCGGCGTTGTGGGTCCGCTGCGATGCAGCTTTCCCGCCAATTGTGCCTTTGCAACTCTTCCATGCCGCACGCATAGAGCGGAGTGATCGAAATTATCGATACACCACCGAGGAGCTCATGCAGACCCTGCAGCGAATTTACAAAGCCCACGGAAGGGTAACCAGCGCCTTGATTGACCGGGATCCAGACGGACCTGCATGCCAGCTCTTCTGCCGTCGCTTCGGGTCCATATACGCCGCGTATGAACTGGCAGAAATTCCGGGGCCATTCAATGCCGAGGCCATCATTACTCGCCGCCGCACGCACTCGATAAAGGCCGGGTTCCTCGACATTGTGAAATGTGCCATTATTGAGGCAGGCGGCACCTGGCAAGCAACCAACATGCCGCACACCCTTCGTATAAACGACGCGGTCACCGCATCGATTCGCGTGGTGCGCTGCGCGCTGGACAATAAGTGGGGTAACCACCGGTGGCGAATCAATAAGCGGCTCGCTACCGGCTACGACTTTCTCATTGCTGCCGTACTGGATCAGCGAAATGAAAAAATTGAAGCCTACCTGTTGGTGTCGGCGCGCGAATTTGAAAACCGAGACATCTCTTTCACCGAATTAACCCGCGCCAGTCTGGGGAATATCATCAGGCCTGAATTGGCCGACTTTTTCCCACACCCGGTCGAACTATCTGAGCAAGGCGGCTGAACGAGCATTGTGTGCTTGGAGAAGGCCTTCCAGCTCGCTGACCATGTCGAGCGCCTTTTCGCGTTCGAAACCTCCGCCACCGATCTCGCCTCGACCGCTGCCTTTGCACGGCTGGCAGATCATCCGGCTGGCCGTGCCGGTACCGTGGCAGGTGCCGCACTTCCCGTCGAGCCAGTAGGCCAGTGAGCGCTCGGCGACGCGGCGGTACAGGGTCATGGCGGCGCACACGTCCCACTCGGTGCCCTCCTTCACCCACTTGCGCTCACGGCCTTTCTCGGTCACGCGGTTGGTCCAAATGCGCAGCAGCTGCGCCAGATTCTGAGTGCCGGACTCGAAGGTCTTGCTAATCGAGCCGTCAGCGTATTTCACGCGGGTCAGCAGCGCGCCGAAGCCGGCGCCGGTCAGGTCCGCCAGCGCAGCGGCCGCCAGCGGTTCGGCCGCGTGATGCTGCGCGTCGTCCTGCAACGTGCTGGCGCCCAAACTCATTACGAACCGATCTGCATAACCCATGTTGTTCTCCCGTGGCAACGCCGGAACGTTAACACACGGAAAACCCGGAAACAATAGGGCAACAGGCAAAGTGTTGCAGATTTTGGCAAGGTCTTTCCTGTTGGCCGCAGTTTCAGTCGCGCAACTGGCGCAGCGCTTTCTCGTGCGCTACGGCCAGCACGCCCACCTCGAGCTTGGGCAGCGCCCGGACGTAGTACGCGATCGACAACCTAATCGCCGCGTACTCGCCGGTAGTGAGGTCGAGCAGCGCCGTAGGCCGCGCGCAGGCCTTCAGCAGTGCTGCCCAGGCCAGCACCGCCTTGTCGTACAGTCGGCGATTACCCTGCTGCGACCAGACGGCCGCGCTGGTCAGCAGGTGCTCCGTGAGCGTGTTGGCAAGCGACGCCGGCGCCAGCCCGCGCTTGGCCGCGTCGAGCGCGATCAGCACGACCAGTGCCGTGGCATCGGCATCTTCCTGGCCCACCACTTGCTTGGCGGCCAGGAGGTCGAGCGGGTTGGCGAGAAGCGTCTGGCGAGCGCCCATCAGGCCGCCCTCCGCGACCGGTACGATTCCCAATCGCACACCACGAGCTGGCCGCCACCTTCGCGCAGCCGGTCGAACGCGCGCGCGCCGAGGTATTCCTCTAGCAGCTTGATCGCCAGGTTGCTGATCACGATCGTCGGCCGGCCTGCCTCGTAGCGGCCGTTGATGATCTCGAACAGCACCAGCTTTTCGGTGTCGCTGCCGTGCTGCACGCCCACCTCGTCGAGGATCAAAAGGTCCGGTTCGACCAGGTCGGCGATCGCCTGCGCTTCGGTCTTCGAGTTGCCCTTGGCATAGGTCTCCTTCACGGACCGGACCGCGCGCATCACCGACGTGAAAACGGCCTGACCGCCCTGCTCCAGCACCACGTGCGCGACGCCGACGGCCAGGTGGGTCTTCCCGGTACCGACGTCACCGCACAGGATCAGGCAGGCGCCGGCCTTGCGCACGGCAGCGAAATTGTCCGCGTAGCGGGTGACCATGCGCAGCGCCTTCTCGGCTTCGTCGCAGGTCGGCTCGTACGTGCCCAGCCGGCGGTCGGAGAAGCGCTCAGGGATCGCCGCGCGCCCCAGGCGCACCTCCCATGCCCGGTTGCGCAGTTCGGCCTGCCAGGAGGCCTGTGCGGCTGCCGTAGCCGCCGCCTCGGCCACGTGCTCGCACTTCACGCAGGCAGACCAGCCGCCGGCGAGCAGCAGCGAGGTGTACTCGCCGTGCTGCTGGCAAGTTTCGAGGATCGCGCTCATGAAGCGCGGGCGGCGCTCAGAATTTGCCATCAGCGCTAACCCCTGCCCGGTAATCCTGCGCGGAGAAGTTTCCATGTTTCGTGCCTTTCTGCGGCGTGCCGCGTTTGATCGTCAGTTGGTCCCACTTTTCGCGCAGCTTCGAGGGCGAAAGCACGTTGGCCTTCCAAAACTCGTCGTCTTGCGCCCAGCTGAACAGCTCGCAGATCTCGCGGTGGGTGCGGCGGTCACGCTCGCGCATCAGCCGCACATCCTCCGACCATGCCTCGAAGCTGGGCGGCTTGTGGCCCGGATTGTTCGCCAGGATGCGGCCGAACAGCCAGCGCGCGCACGCCTCGTCCTCGGGCGTGCTGCGGCGTTGCTTGCGCCGCTCCTTGTCCTCATCATCACCCTGCTCGCCGGTATCCCTCGGCGCGTCGGGGCTTTGCGCCGACAAGGTTTTATTCTTATGGTTATTGGTTAATGGTTTATGGTTAGTTGACGGACGTTGAACATCCGTTGAACCGACGTTGCCCCCCTGTTCAACGTCCGTTGGCTTTTTTGTTGTACGACTGGCAGCAGATGCCTTGCCAGCGGCCGATGCTTTCTCCGCCTTGTCGTGGAAGGCCCGAATTTCGCTGTCGCAGCGCTCGTGGACGTATCCTTCTGTTGTCTTTTGGAACTTAAATTTCAACAGACGTTCAACGGCCGTTCGCTCCTGTTCATCGGTCGTTCCAAGGGTGTAGAACACCATTTCGTGGTCCAGTGGCAGCGGTTTTTCAGTGTCGTAATACATGTCCATCATGTCGCGGTAGAGCCAACGCTCCAGGCGGCCCATGGTGAAAGTGCCGGCGCGGAAGTCGCCGATGTGGTGCTGGTAATAATTCACGGCCGAACCTCCGCGGCTCCGCCGAACACCGCGGCTACCAGTGGATCGCGCGCCGGCTTGCGCTTGCGCGCTCGGCACTTGGCGAGGTGAAACTCGTAGCGCTCGGCGTCGCGGCGCAGCTTCGACTTGGCGCGGGCCTGGCGCTGCTGCCCGGTGCGGCGCTTTGGCTTCTTGGCATCGACGCCCGCGCCCACCGCATACGCCGAGACGCGGGTGGCGCGCGGTGTGCAGCGCAAAGGCCACTTGGCGATGTGCACCAGGCCCAGGGTGTGCATGAACTTGAGCACGCGCCAGGTGTGGCCGTAGCAGAGAAAGATTTTCGGCGCCACGTCGTGAGCGCACAGCGGGCCATCTTGCAGCACGGCCGTGATGGCCGCGATGCGATGGGCGGTAAGTGGGTGATCGGCCTTCATGCGGCTACCTCGATTTCAGCAAAAAGTGTAGATTCGCCTTGGATGCGCTTGCGCGCGATCTCGGCATAAGCGGGATTCAATTCGATGCCGATGCAATCGCGCTGGAGACGGTCAGCCACCAGGCCGGTGGTGCCGGCGCCGAAGAACGGATCCAACACGACGCCGCCCACTGGGCAGCCAGCATTGATGCAGTTCTCGGGTAACTCTGGCGGGAACGTGGCGAAGTGCGCCTCGGCGAACGAATGCGTGGCCATGGTCCAGACGCTGCGCTTATTGCGCATGTCCGGACGTGAGGCACGGTCACTACGGAAGCCGGCGCCGCCGCCCATCCGAGACGCCGTGCGCAGGCCCTGCTCATCACGACCTTCGTCCTTGCTGCACGACGCCTCAACGCGGCCGCGTTGGCGCGTTTCGGCGTCCGTACCATGCCCGAAGCCGACGCCGCGCGCGACGCGTTTCTGGGGCTTCTGTCCAGGCACGTCGTAATCCTTCGTGGCGAAGCTGTTGCGCGGGTGGTCGGCGGCGCTCACCGCAGGTTCCTTGATAGCTTCGGCGTCGTAAAAATACTTCTCGCTTTTGGTGAGTAAGAAGATGTACTCGTGCGACTTCGTGCAGCGGTCACGCACCGACTCCGGCATTGGGTTGGGTTTGCTCCATACGATGTCCTGGCGCACCCACCAGCCGGCGTCCTGCAGTGCGATGGCCAGGCGGTGCGGCATCATTACAAGATCCTTGGCCTTGAGGCCTGGCTGCGGCATGCGGTTGGGCTGGGTGAGTTGCCCAGTACCGCGCGCGCCGACGCTGTATGCTTGCTTGCCCTCGTGTCCGCCTCGCGAGCCACGCCAGGCCTCACCCTGCGCTCCACCACCAGGGTGATTACCCACCCGGCCAGCGCCCGTTGCGTAGCTGTCGCCCATGTTGATCCAGCAGGTGCCATCGGGGCGCAGTACGCGGCGCACCTCTTCGAAGACGTCGACCATCACGGCGATGAATTCCGCCGGGCTCGCCTCCAGGCCGATCTGGCCCTCGACGCCGTAGTCGCGCAGCCCCCAGTAAGGCGGGGACGTGACGCAGCAGTGAATGCTGTCGGCGGCCAGCGTGCGCAGCTGTTCGCGCACGTCGCCGATAAGTATCTTGATCGTCATGCATCCCCCAGCAGCGGAAGTTGGCGCGCTTTGAACGCGGCTTCGCGCTCGCGCGCAAGCGTGTCGGGGTGCGCACCCAGGCCATGCATGTGCTGGATCTGTTCGAACAGGCCCTCGCGGCGCTGAGTTGCTGGGTGGACGATGGTCGTGACGCCGCCGGCGGCAGACAGAATCAGCGCGTGCTCACGCGCCAGTCTGCAAATTTCTTCGTATGCTTGTTCCGGGCTCATGGTGTTTCCGTTTTGGTTGGTCGAGCAACGGCCGTCAGGCCGCAGCCTTCAGTTCTTTTAAAAGTTTGCGGTAGTGCGCAGTCAAGGCGATCAGTTCGTCGACCGTGTAGTGGCGCGGTTCGTTGTCGGCTTCGAGCGCCTCGACGGCGGCCAGGCCGATGCGCGCAACGACGCCGGCGCGAAACGATGCCGCCGTGGTGCCGCCCGGCCGGTTGCAGCCCTTGAGCTGCTTGAACACGTTGCGTTCGTCGAAGCGCAGGTGCGGGTGGCTGCCGCGCGACAGGTAGTGGCCAGCGTCGTAAGCTCCGCCGGTCAGGGCGTCGTCGCTGGCATGCTTGCCGCAATCGATGCAAGGCTCGAAGCGGTCGCGGAACCGTACCCAAGCGTTGAAAGCCTTCTGGCAGTCGGCCACGTGGTCGGCCTTGCGCTTGAACTTGGCCAGCTTCTCCTGGCGGTCCTTGCGCTCGGCCTTGGCGGTGGCCGCCTTCTGCTTAGCAACCTTGGCCAGCGCCACCACCGTGCCGCAGTCGGGCGAGCACCAGGTGACGAACGGCTGCGGCCGGACGAACTCGGCGCGGCAGGTACGGACCGCGCATTTGTGCTTCTTCTCGCGGGCGGTCTTGGTGATGGTCTTCGTCAGCTCGCGGGCTTCGATGCGCTCGCCGCGCGCGAATGCCTGGCGCTTCATCGGCGCTGTGCCGGGCTTCATGGGGGAGCGGCGCATCATGCTACGATCCCGCTTTTCCTCGGGAAAGCTAAATGTCCAAATTGAGAGCTGCGTTCCGCACGATGACGAACATTGCAATCATCGTTTTTATGTTGGGAATATTCGCTTCTATGTTGTTTGCGCTTCGGCTTGTCATCGACGATCCGAAAAAGGGATTGGCATCGAGTGAGGCAGCTGGTTGGGTTCAAGCGCTTGGCTCTGTAATCGCCATCGCTTCGGGCTTTGCGCTCGCAAATCGACAAGCTCAGAGTGCAGCAGCACTCGCAAAAACAGAAAGGCTTGAACAGGACGTTGAGCGGCTTCTCTCCGCCTTTGCCGTGGTCGCGCACGCCAAGGAAATAATCGACGAAGCACTGACCAATATGAGCAAAGAAGGATCTCTCATGGGTTATTTTCTCGTATCGTCCTACTATCTCGATTTCGAAGGAGGGAAAAGGGCTCTTGAGTTGATCCCCTTGCATGAGCTGCGCTCGGCGGAAATGATCAAAGGAGTGCTTGGCGTGCAGAATTGCCTTACTGCGGCACATCGCCTCACCGAGTTTGGTCGCGAGAATCCCTCCTTGGATAATCACGACATTGACGAATGGTTTGCTCAGGTAGAAGAGTTCCGGCTGGCCAGCGAAGATGCCATGGAACGCGTGTCCGAGGGAGTTGATCGTGCACGGAATCTGCTGCCCCCAGAAGCTTGAGCGCGATTTAATGCCGCTAATGATGGGCCACGTTTTATTGATCACGAACTGGCTCCAACGCACGACGTGCTGCCATTGCGTTTAATCCTGCTAGCTTGCAGCCATCACAGGTAGCGTGGAAGTAGCGCAGGTCCAGCAGCGCGGCGCCGGCGCGCACGAAGCCGCCAGCGACCAGGCGGGCAAGTGCGGCCAGGTCGCGGCGGTTGGCCAGGTATTGGTTGCGGAAGCCCCAGTGCGCTTTCGGGTGATGCAGCGTGGCTCCCAGCATGTGGTGCAGGATGTCCAGGTCGTTGTCTTGCAATGTCGCGACGCGCGCAGCGAACAGGCAGGCGACGCACTTGCCGTGCTGCGCGAGCTGCTTGGCCGGCGAGGCCTTGCCGCAAGCGCAGCGCTGCGCCTTGAGAACCGGCGCGGGCTTTTCATTAGCGATAGCGCGGTGGCGGCGCTCTTCGCGGGAGAGGTCGTAGATCATGCTAAGATTCCTTTATGGCAATCGAACTCAAATATTTCAAAACGCGGGTTGTGAAGTACCCGATGCTGGCTGGATCTCTTTTAGCGGCATTGATATTGACTGGGCTGCGCGCTCAAATGAGTAGCGGTGACTGGGCTATGTGGGTCGGTGCCGTCGGCACAGTCGGCGCATTGATAGGGACCGTGTGGCTTGCTACCGCCCAGACACGTCGGCTGGAGCGAGAGGCGCTTGTTCGAGCACGAATTCACGCCAGCGCCCTGACATACAAGCTGCAAGATATTAGGGAGGTAATCGGGTTGGCCGCCAAAGATCTCCTCGACGCAATTGATATCGCCAGTGGCGATGTTGCAATTGAGCGCTGCATACATAAAATCAAAAGCATTGAGTTGTGGGAGGCTGATGATCTTATTCCCATAATCCCGTTGAAAGAAAAGGCTGCGGCTGGATTGCTTACGACTGGGGCGCTCACACTTAATTTTCCCGCCCACATCAGGCTGGTGGTACTGAAATCCACAGTTCCTGCGGACAGAGCAATTGCAATTTTTGACTCCATCAAGATGCTTAACGCAATCGACGCTTCCTTGCATGAACTTTCGGAGATCTGCTTTAAGGCGGGTGAGCAGTTGCTGCTGGACTGACTCTCTCATCACGCAGCCACCCAACCCACTTCACGCTCATGCATGAAGTTCGCGCACGCCGGCCACGCGCCTGTCAGGGCGAAATGCACGCGGCGCCCGATCCAGCGCATGTTGAACACGCACATGGAATTGCCCAATGCCTTGTAGCGCGGTCCGTCAGCGGACAAGGCCCACCAGACGCCGGCAATCTCCATGACTGGATCGCCTTTCACCAACATCGTTTCTGCGCGACTGGCCGTAACGATCTTCATAGGGATGAGGGTGTGGAAGTCAGGGAAAGACTGCAGACGCTCGCACTCGCGCGGAGTGAGGCGACGAACGGCCATGTCCGACTGCATGACGGAGCCTTCAAATCCCCCACCCTTGCTGCGTGCCTTTAGGCAACCAAACGCGTCGACCATCGCATTCTGTTCTTCGTCTAGACCAATAGGCAGCGGTGCGGCCGCTATCGGCTGCCCTCGCCCAGAGCCATCCTCGCTGGCGTCGAAGCCTTCGGCCTTGAGCGTATGGGTGACCTCGCCGGTGATGCACACGGCTTGCACCTCGGCACGCGCCTCAAGCGTGTAGGCGATGTGAGCCTGAACGCCTACGCCATCGGGGCCACTATTCGGGTTCGTACGGAGTGCGCCGGCCTGAATTGCGTAGCAGAAATCTTGGGCATGCATTGCACCCAGGCCGGGCGTGCTGCTGGAATTCGTGTTGCCCTCGCAAACAATCGGGGCAGCCCTTGTGCGGTCAGCGGATGTGGTCAACGCGCCAGAGACATCCACGGCAGAGAATGTGCCGTTCTTGTAGTCGTCAGCGGCAAACGCTATCGCTGGCGGCTGGCCGCCGTTGGCGTGGCTAGTTGCGTGATTTCCAGCCCGGAGCGTCGACGCCAGATCAAAGCTCGCGTCGCCGCCGTAGTCCTTCATGCTGAACGCGATCGGCACCAACATGCCGGCCTCGGCATCCTGTTGCGTGGCGCTTCCTGCTGCCTTATCGTTCGCAAGCAGCGTGCCGGTGATCAGCGTGTCGAGGCCATCGCCGCGCCGGCGCTCAACGCTGCGAGCTATCGGTGCAGACAGCACTGGAACGATGGTGCACGTCTCGTAGTCCTGCCGCCGTCCCTCGCCCGCTGTGACACAGCGGGCGAGGGACGGCGTGGCAACGGCTTGAAGCCCTAAGCCGCATTCATCCTGGACTCCGCCACGGCGGCCAGCGCTCGCTCTAACTGTTCCGGCAGCGTCTTCTTTCGCTTCGCGGCTCGGCGGAGAATCCCGACGCACGCCATCTTGCTCAAAAAGTACCGCTGCGGGATCAAACCCGTCTCGAGCACTTGCGACAACGAACACACGACGGCGTCGTTGGGCCACTCCGAAATATTGGGCATCAAGGACTCTCCAGGCAATACGCCTTTGGGGTCCAAAGACACAACCAGCGTTCGGCCATTTGCCCCCTGGTGGGAGCAGTGGGCTATCCTCGCCGGCAAGCGCTGCCAAAAAGCAGCCGAAAGCGTTGTCGCTGGTGCTGAGAACTCCGGGGACATTTTCCCAGATGATGATGCACTCGGGGAGGTCGAGAACATGTCGAGCTGCGTCGATTGCATTGGCTAAATCCACAAAAGAAAGTGTGAGCTGGCCGCGCGCGTCGCCAAGCGATTCGCGTAGGCCGGCAATTGAGAAGGCTTGGCAAGGCGTGCCACCGACGAGTGCCGCCGGTGCAGCCACCGCGCGAGCGCGCACCATGGCGGCGATCTTCGTCATATCGCCCAAGTTCTGTGGCCCGGTGGCCACAGCCGGCAACATGCTTACGGCCTTGATTGCGGCGCGCCTCGCGTCGCGATCTTCCTGAGAGAGGTCGTCGCTGAGCTCGTCGGGATCCGGCATGTGGACAGGGCGACCGGCGCCGTAGTGGTGATGCAACACCCGGGCCGGGAACGGCTCGATCTCGGCCAACCATGCCGCGCGCCAGCCCATCGGGTGCCAAGCCTCGGTGGCGGCTTCGATGCCGCTGCATACGGAGCCGTAAGTGATTTCTTCGGGAGGGTCGTCGCGCCTCATGCTCGCGCTCCGGCAGCGCGGCGGACGATGCGAACCGGCGCGTGGTACGGCGTGCCGCGGTACGCAGGGCCAGCGACCTGGCCGGCGGCGGTCGGATCGCGAGATGCATCGGTCAAGCGGTAGAGCAGACCGTCAAAACTGACGTTGCGGCCGATCATGTTGCTGACCATATTGCGAACGGCGTGCTCATCTGCGGCCTTCTCGATCTCGATGTTGGCGCGTTCGCACAGCTGGTAAAAAGTGGCGGGGCCTTGCTTCAATGCCGCGAGCAGCAGCAAGGTGCGGCTGCCGTGGTGGGGTGCGCGTTTATGCGTCATGGCCGGCCACCCTCACCTTTCAGCAGCTGGTCGGCGCAGTCGCGCAGCTTCTGCTCGCTGTGGCGGTGTTTTTTGACAGCGGTGCTCTTCTCGGCCGGCGCGGCGCCGATCTTGGCCTTGTCAGTGGTCCGCCAATCCTTGACGGCCGCCAAGGTTTTGCTCTCGGTGTAGTTGATCGAGGTCGTCACGATTCGGACCTCGCTTGCTTGTGTGATATCATCGCTACTCCAAAGTAGTTTGTTGTACGAAGCCGGCCTGCACGCCGGCTTTTCTATTTCCGCGATTAGTCGATCTGCCCTGATCTTTCGCGGATTTCCTGCACGCCCATGCCGTAGTACTCATGGATGCGCAAAATCTGTTTTGCCGAGAGGCGCTGCCCTCTGCGCAGCAGGCGGCTGATGGTCGATGACGTCTCTTCCATTTCCCTCGCCAATTCGGCGTAATTTTTCAATCGGTGTTCGGTAATCAGGTATTCCAGCAGCGCGCGCACGCTGGGCGGCACGGGGCCTGGTGTCATGGCGGTGCCCCGGCAGTGCGGCGAGGCTTCACGTCGCCAGTGCGCACCCAGCGCGCGATGCCCAACTCGCACGCCGAGGTGAGCGCGCAGCCGTTCGCCATGCCCGTATGGGTGCGCGGGCCGCCACAGCCGCACCAGCATTTCCTCTTGCGGCCTGGCCGTTGCGGCAGTGGTTCGCTGTAGCGCACATGGCGATGTGACGAACCGATCTCGCCCCAGCCGGCAGTTCCGCCGCGCATTGCTGCGGACAGCGCATTGCGGCTCAAACCGTTGAGGTCGGCGCTCATTTGCACAGCTCCAGCGCCTGCTGCTCAGTGAAGCCTTCGGCCACGAGCGCCAGATACTTGGCGCGGCCGATCTTCGCGCTGAGTTGCGCTATCTCGATGTGGGCGGCCAGGTTCTCGCGCATTTCACGCACCAGCACGGCCAGCTTCACCCGGCCTTTGTCTTCGTCTTGGTGGCTCACTTGGCGCTCCCGCAATTGCAGTAACCCAGCCACTCGCCATCAATTCGGGTGACGTCGCCGGTGCCGCCGCAGCTGCTGCACAGCGCGCGCATTTCGGCGCACACGTCGGTTGTGGCGGGCGCGGCCGGCGCTGGCAAGTACACGGCCATCGCGCCCGGGCTTTGCTTCGTGGCCCACAGCGTGGTGCGGCACTGGCCGATGCACGGAATTTCCTGCGGCTCGATGTAGCCGGCCACCTGCGGCGCGGTGGTGACAGATTTAGCCTCGGTGGGCGGCGTGGTCGCCGCCAGGTACAACGCGTCAGCGGCAGCCGGCGACAGAGTGATCGAGCGGTCCATGACCTTGGCCGTGGCCAGGTGGTCTCGCAGCTCGGGCAAGTCGGTGTCGGTGACGGCAGGCGCGTGCAGCAGGCCAGTGTCCAGCCCCATGTTCCAGGCGGCGCGGGCGTGCTCGTTCAGCGCCGTGCGGATCTCGCTCGGCACCAGGCCGCCCAGGTCGTCGCGGTAGGCCCACTCGGGCAACGCTGGCAGCGCGCCCTGCTCTACCGCTGCTGGGCGCGGCTGATTATTCGACGGGCTATTCACAATGCCACCTCCGCCAGCACTGAATCTTTCCACTTCACCTGCTGGATCGGGGTGCCGTTGCCGTGCGCCTTGCCGGTGTCGAGGACGACAGCGTGCGGCCGGCCCTTCGCGGTCGGAACCCAGTGCTCGCCGACGCGTTCTTGCAGGCCGGCGTCGGCAAGGGTGCGGTTGAACGTCTTGGCGCTGATGCAGCGGCGATGTCCCAACTCGGTGGGCGTGAAGCAGATTTCTTGATCAGGCGTCGGCAGATGCTGCTGGCCGGCCAGCGCGAGCAGGTTCACGCCGGTCTGCGCCGTGGCGATCTGGTTGGCGCCGATGGCGGCAGCGTTCTTGTCGATGCCGCAGCAACGCAGCGCGCGCACCAGGGCGGGCATCATGCCGGCCGCAACCATCACTGGCGACTTCACGGGCGCCGCGCGCACGGCCTTTGCAGCTGGTGCCGGCAGCGCGCCGTTGGCCACCGCGTCGAACGTGCGGATAACCTGCAGGTGGAACTTGGCACTGATCCACATCGCATAGGCGTATACCAGTTCCTTCCCGGCGTAGGTGCCTTGGTTGAGACCGCCCTTGATGCTGACGACCGATGCGGGAATTCCCGTATCGCTTTCCTCTCCTGCGAGCTCGCTCACCAATGCTTGCGTCTGCTGACTTCGAAGGAAGTCGTGCGGCTTATGGCGGGCTTCGCCGCCGGCGGCCTTATGCAGGTCGTTCAGCGAGAAGCGTCCTGCTTCATCGGTACGAATCGGTATATCAGCGATTTTGAGGTGGTTCACGGCTCTTCCTTTGGTTGCGCCCGGCGGGTGCGGGACTTGGTTGCGATTCAGGAGCGCATCGGGCGCAGCGCACCGCGCGACACGCGGCGCACGCCCTGGGCCTGACCCGGGAACGAGAAGGCCCGGCGCAGGCCTACACCAGCCCCTTCTTGGCGGCTCGGGAAGCGGGTAACCTGCTGGTGTGCCGTCGCGATGCGCATGCCAGCCTGGCGGAGGAAACCGCTGATGCTGATATCTGCGGCAGCGCAGTGGCTCTGCAAAGTGGCCTGCTCCTCGTCGCCGAGGTAGACCTTGACGACGTTCAAGCGGGGATCCGGCTTGCGTTGGGTGGTGCTCATGTGTTGCTCCTATAGTGATGCGGACTTCAGGATTTAAACCGGCAGGTCTAGGGCCGGCGACGTTACAAATTCGGGGTGGTGAGCGCCGTCAGCCAGGTAAGCCGGATGCGGCAGCGCCAGTGGCGGGGCGAATGACCGAGCAGAGATCGGCGCATGCGGTGCTGCGCGCGGCGACGGTGATGTCGCCCTGCTTTGCCAGCACTTCCGCCAGCGTGGCCAGCTTCCGCAACTCGTCGAGGATCAGCGCCTGGGTGTCATCAGCCACCAGCTCAGCGCTGATGAACTCGCCCTCTTGCGCAAGCAGCGCGTCGTTGATCGCGGCCTCGGCGCCGCGCGCGGCGTCGGCCAGTTGATCAAGCTTGGCTATTGCGGCATCCACCGGTGCGCCGTCGATCTCGTACTTGAGCTCCATCGTGATGACGCTCGGCGCGAGCTTGGCGGGCGCCGGGACGTAGCCGAGCATCGCAGCGATGCGATTGAGGGCGGCCTTCATGCAGCTTCTCCGGCAGGATTGAGCTGGGTCACGGCGCTGGGCGCATTGGCGGCGCACGATGGCGCGAGTTCCGGCCAGATGTTCTGCCAGTCGTCTGGGCGCAGGTCTTTGCGGGTGACTTGGCCATTGGTGGCGCGCTCAATTTCGACGCAGCGCTCAGGCGGAATTGGCCGCAAACGATTGGCCCACTGGCTGATAAGCACGGGGGTGATCGCCAATTTTTGGGCCAGCGCGCGCTGCGCGCCGCGCTCTTTAACGAAGTTTATGAGTTCCATGAACCCACTATAGCAATTTGCTTTTACATCGTCAATAGCAAATTGCGTATTCCAAACCAAAGCACTTTGCTATTAAATGCGCCGATGGCTACCTCCAAAGAATTACGAATCGAAAACCTTCGCGCCCTTGTCCGTGAGTTCAAGACGGCCGATGCTGTAGCGCAGCTCGCCGGCACCGCCCCGATGTATCTCAGCCAGATCCTCAACGGTGCGAAGTCATCGACAGGCACGCCGCGCGGAGTCGGTGACGCGCTCGCACGCAAATTAGAGGCTGGATGCGGGAAAGAAGTCGGGTGGCTGGATCTCCCACACGGAACCGAAGTCGATACACCGTTGACGTTTGAGCAAGCGCAAGCCCTCCTTCCTGGCGCGATGCGCGTCGTCATCGCTGAGACAGGCGATCCGAATTTCTACTTCATCAAGAAAGTGAAGCTGCAACTGCGCGCAGGCGTTACTGGCTTCCAAACGATTCCTGACATTTATGACGGAGATACGGTCAGCCTGCCCAAGAACTGGGTGGACCGCAGAGACATAGATCCAAATACGCTGATGGCCTTGACCGTCACCGGCGAGAGCATGGAGCCGAATTTATACGCGGGCGACGTGGTGATTATCGATACGGCCGACAAGGTCATGAAGGACGGCGCTGTCTACGCTTTCAACTACGACGGCGAATCGGTGATCAAGCGCTTGGTGAAAGAGCGCGGCGAGTGGTGGTTGTTCTCGGACAATCCGGACCAAACCCGTCACAGGCCCAAAGGCTGCCGAAGTGGCGACTGCGGCATCATCGGCAGAGTAATAAAGCGAGAAACTGACCACATTTAGTGACAATTGGTTAGATTTCCGATTAGCAATTTTTCATATAATCCTCTCATTTGTAATTTCCACAAAAAAAGGGATCATGAAAAAACCAATCATCGCAGCTCTCGCCATAGCGGCACTCGCCGGGTGCGCTTCCAGGCCTCCAGCTCCGACGTACAAGCAGTTCAGTTCGAGCGCCGAGGCTGAGTATGAGCCCTATCTTGTAGATGGCAATTCGGAGATTGTGGGTCAGGCTTTCTTGGCGCAAAAAGGAGGCGGCACCGTCAAGGCAGCCGGCCGCCTAGTAACCATCGATCCAGTTACGGAAGTCAGTCGCGCATGGTGGTACCAAGCGGGAAAAGTGTGGCGCTATAAGAGCACCGTACCGCCATTTCCCAAGTTCGTGAGCGCGCGCAGATCGACCACCGCCGATGCCGACGGCCGCTTCAAGTTCTCGAATATCCCCGCAGGCTCTTATTACATCCGAACCGAGATAACTTGGGATGTTCCATTCCACGGAGCACAAGGCGGACTGGTTACCGGAATCGTCGAGGTAAAGGCAGGTGAAAGCAAGCAGGCTATTGTCAACGGCGCCAACTAGTTGGATGGTGAGCTAGGAGCTTGGAAGGGGGAAGGCTCCCCCCCCTGTGTGTCAGCTCATCACTATCTATTTGTGCCGATGATATCGAGCCCGGTTCACGCAGCTCGCGCAAAACGCCAGCAACTTCAGCACGTGGTGATCGTCGCGTTCTTCGTCATCCTGATCACTGCGACCAATATCTTTCGGTCCTTATTTTTAACGCTCAGCATAGTCAAATCTTACCAACTCCAGCCCACTCACTCCTCGAGATAGAATTCTAAAAATATGAAGAACACGCAACTTGAACTGGCGCTCATTCAGCACGAGGCCGATGGCGTAACTATCGGCCAGCGCGCAGTCGACGGTTTTATCAACGCAACCGCAATGTGCAAAGCCGCGAACAAGCAGTGGAATCACTATCGTTCTACAGACAACACGCAGGCGTTCCTCGAGGAGCTGGGCCGCCACACCAAAATCCCAGTCCAATCTCTTGTATTTTCGGCGCAAGGCGCGGGTACTTGGGTCCACCCCCAAGTCGCCATCCACCTTGCACAGTGGTTGTCGCCGGTATTCGCGGTGCGTGTGACGCAGTGGGTATCAGAATGGATGGCTGGGGGAGTGCCCGGTATGGCGGGCGGCGGAAATCTTCCAGTTCATATTCAACGATACATGGTAAATCGCGGTGCGATTCCCGCAACACATTTTTCAATGCTGAACGAAATTATTTTTGGCCTCATCGCGCCTATGGAATCGGAAGGTTATACCCTTCCCGAGGGATTGGTGCCGGATATCTCAGAGGGTCGAATGTTTTCTAAGTGGATACGCGATGAAAAAGGGGTTGAACCGTCTATGTTCCCGAGTTACAAGCATCGCTATATGGATGGGAGGGTGGTTGATGCACGACTTTATCCAAATGAGTATTTGGCCGATTTCCGGGCCCATTTCAACAACGTATGGCTGCCGCAGAAGGCCCTGAAGTACTTCCAAGAACGCGACCCAGTAGCCCTTACGTACTTACCGAAATTGCTAACGGCACCCGCGAAGGCCTAAATTCAGAGGATTCCCGTTTATCCGGGAATCGCATTTGAGTCCCCCCTCTCCCTAACTTAGCCCGCACTAGCGGGCTTTTTTACAACCGTAGGTCACGAAAAGCTCCGATTCTAGGATCTTTTTTCGTGCCCCCCCCCCAGCGTTCGCATCCAAAGCAAATTAAATGCAATTTGCTATTGTAAAAGCAAAAGCAAATTGCTATAGTTCACTTCATCGACACACCAACAGCGATGGAGAACGAAATGTCACCAGCCGAACTTGCAGCACTTGCAGAAGCCCAGCACCGCGGTGATGCCGCGCACGCCGCCCAGGTGCGGAAATGATCGCCCTGATCGTGGGCGTCCACGCCGGTAGCACCTTCAACTTCACCGAGCTGGCCGGCGACGCAATCCGCAACCTGGTGCCGGCGCGCAAGCTGGCCCTGGTGCCGAAGCTGGCACCTGCCGCCACCGGAATGGTCACCGTGGCCCAGTTCTGCGCTACACGCGGCGCCGACCTGCCGCTGGCTACGCTGAGCCGCATTGGTCGCAAAGCTGCAGCGCTGAGCCGCGCTGACGGCCTGCTGATCGGCCGCGCCATGGAGCAGTTCGGCGAGGTCAACACATACGACGCCGACGTGCTTGCACTGGCCTTCGACGCGATCCAGGCCGCCCAATGAATGCCCCGATCAACCCCGCCCTGCTCAAAGCCTGCGCCGCGCCGGTGGTGCTGCGCGACCAGCAGCCGACCGTGGCGCCCGACAGCCGCGTGCTGGTCGTAGGCCACGAGCACGACGGCCTGCTGCTGGACTTGCACGGCCTGCTCGATGGCTCCGGCTACGACGTGACGGACGTGACGCTGACCGGCGAGACGGTGGCGCTGACCGCCCTCTTCTCCCGCGACCAGCTGCTGCAGTTCGACGACTGGTGCGACGACCACCTGCCGAGCGCCCACGAACTGCGCCTGGTCTCGATCGACGAGGCGCGCATCGAGCGCCACGAGTGGGAACGCAACTTCGAGCCACCCTGATCCGTATGCGGTCGCCGGGCGCTGCTACCACCCGGCTCAGCCTTGGCAGGCGAAGAAATAGCCCCTGTGGGATCAGCATGCCCGCGTCGCACTCGCCCCGTGCCGCCGGCCGGCGTATCCGGCCACCACCAACCATAGAAAGGCATCACATGGCAGCAGCTACTCCGACCACTTTCAAACCTGGCCAGAAGGTCACCGTCCGCGCCCGCAGCAAGGTCGTGCAAGGCAAGTTCCTCAAGGAGCGCCCGGGCTCGAAGGGCAGCTACTACGACATCGACCTGGGCGACAACAAGGTCGGCAGCTACCGCCCCTCGCAGGTGCAGGCAGCGTGACACAACGGCGGCGTGCAGGCCGCCAGCACTACCCGTCCCGCGCCGGGCAAGCGCGGGAACCACGTGGCTGCTGATTGCCGAGGAGCGGGAACACACACACAGGTAGAGCTGGTGCAGTGCGCGGGCGGATTTGGTGGGGCAGTCAGCAGCCATGTGGTGACGACTTGTGAAGGTGTATCCGGCAGCACGCCTGGCAGACAGGAAGGAACATGGTTCGAATCCATGCACAAGAGGGGTGGGTAGGGTCTGCTTCGGCACTTACCACACGCAGCGACCGGCGAACGCGGTCCCCAACAACGAATCGAACAGGGAGAGTGGCATGAGCATCACCAATAACGGCGGCCCGGCATTCCCATGCCTTGAAGCGACCATAACCGGCATCGACAGCGACGGCCAAGAGCGGATTGATACCGAGGCGCACGGCGGCATGTCGCTGCGCGACTACTTCGCGGCGCAGTCGTTGGCGCCGATGATCGAAAACAAGACCAAAGGTAGCTGCCAATACGGAAATGAGCAGGAGATCGCCGCCCGTGCATATGCGTTTGCCGATGCCATGCTGGTGGAGCGCGCCAAGTGATCGCCCGCCACATCACCGCCGGCCGCGCCTCGCGCCTCGCCGTTTCCAGCGCCCTGGCATTCGACTATCAGGACAGCGGTTTCGAGGATGCGCTCACCAGCGGCAACCTGGACGCGGCTGAGTACGTGCCCGCCGGCGGCTGCTGCAGCGCACCCGCCACGGCCGGCCGCAACGCGATCCGCCTGCAAATGACCGACCGGGAAGGAGCCGCCTCGTGAAATATCGTTTTCTTCGCGCCATCCTGGTCGGTTCGATCGGTGGCTTTGTGATCGGCAGCGCCGTCGCCGGCGCGCTCTGGTTCGGCGTCCTGCAATCGGTGGTGTTGCCATGATCTACCAGCTCACCATCAAGCACGCGGACGGCAGCACCGAACGCCGCACTGCCATCGGCAAGCTGGCCGCCATTGTTGACGCGCTGTACGACGCTGGCGCGCTGGGCGTAACCGCCATGGTGCGCACGTGAGCGCCCTGGAGCCGGGCCTGCTGGCCCAGTTGCTCGACGCCGAGCCAGCGCCGGCTGAGAAGGCGCTGCGCAGGATCGTCTCGCTGTTCGCCGACAACGCTCACATGAGCGGCCACGAACTGCGGGTGCTGGAGATCGCGATGGAGGGCCTCGGCGCGCCGGCCAGCGAGCGGCGCCAGGCGATCGAGGCGGCGATCCAGCTGCGGCGCAACCGGGTGATGTCCCGATACACCGAGCAAGGGAGGGTTGGTCATGAAGCTGCGTGAAATCCTGACCATCGGCGCCCTGCTCACGTTGGTTGCGGCCACCTACGGCTACATGCAGCAAGCCGACGCCCGCGCCGCGCAGCACGAGCAAGAAATCTGGACCGGCAAGGTCGATAAGTAGCCGGCGCCGCAGTACCACGAATTTTTCCGCCACCGGCGGCAACAACGAAGTCCACCTGGAGAGAAGCATGAACGCAGTTACCCGTGAGTCCCAATCCGCCATGCAGTTGTCGAGTACGCCGATGGCGCCGGCCAGCACCGCATCACTCGTCCTCGACGTCGCCAGCATGGAAAGCATCATGCGCCTGGCCGACATCATGGCCAAGGGCCGCGCGACGATCCCCGACCACCTCAAGAGCAGTGCATCCGACTGCGCGGCCGTGATTATGCAGGCCATGCAGTGGCAAATGAACCCGTTCGCCGTTGCGCAAAAAACGCACGTGGTCAACGGCGCGCTGGGCTACGAAGGGCAACTGGTGAATGCGGCCATCGTATCCAGCGGCGTGACGCAAGACCGCTTCAACTATGAGTGGTTCGGCGCCTGGGAAAAGATCATCGGCAAGACGCGTGTGGTGACCGTGCCGGAGAAAGGCAAGAAGGGTGACAAGGACTACAAGAAGGCCTATCAGTTCCACACGCCCGACTATGACCTGAACGCCGAGATTGGCCTGGGCATCCGTATCTCGGCCACGCTGCGCGGCGAGTCGGTGCCGCGCGTGCTCGAACTGCTGCTGGTGCAGGCCAGCGTGCGCAACTCGCCGCTGTGGGCCACCGATCCCAAGCAGCAACTCGCCTACCTGGCCGTGAAGCGCTGGGCGCGTCTTTACGCACCGGACGTAATCCTAGGCGTCTACACCCCCGACGAGCTCGACGAATCGAGCCGGGAAATGCGCGACATCACGCCGGCGCCGCGCGAGGCTGTCGCTGAACCGCACACCATTGACCAGTTGCCCGAATGTACCGATGAGCTGTTCAAGGAAAAAGCGCCGGCATGGCGCGAAATGATCTTGAGCAAGAAAAAGACACCGGCCCAGCTGATCGCCATGTTGAGCACCCGCGCCACGTTCACAGAGAGCCAGAAGATGACCATCGACAGCTGGGCTCACGAGCAAGAGTAATCCGCAGCGCAACCACCGACCAAACCACGAAAACTACTAGGACACATCATGCAACGCGAGAACACCCTCACCCGTGAAATCCACAACCTGCTGCAAGGCAGCGACGACTGGCACGCCTTCCGCTTCGCGCACCACGGCGCCAGCGAGGCCGCCGCCATGCTAGGCCTGTCGAAGAAGGTAAGCCGTACCGAACTGGTGCGCATGAAGGCCACCGGCCTGGCCAAAGAATTCAGCGACTGGGTGCAGGAGAACATCCTGGACTACGGCCACGAGGTGGAGGCGCTGGCGCGCCCCAACGCCGAGAAGATCCTCGCTGACGAACTCTACCCAGTCACGCTGTCGCTGGGCCGCGAGAGCGCATCCTGCGACGGCCTGAACATGGACGAGACCATCGGCTTCGAGCACAAGCAGTGGAACGAAGAGCTGGCCGCCGCCGTTGCCGCCAACGACCTGCCCGACGACCACAAGCCGCAGGTCCAGCAGCAGCTGATGGTGACCGGCGCCGAGAAGTGGATGTTCATGGTGTCGGACGGCAGCGAAGAAAACATGGTCTGGATGTGGGTGTACCCGGATGCCGCCTGGTTCGACCGGATCCGCGCCGGCTGGGAGCAGTTCGACGCCGACGTCGCCAACTACAAGCAGGTGGACCACGCCGTGAAGCCTGAGGCCGCGCCAGCCGCCGCGCTGCCTGCACTGGTCGTGCACACGGAGGGCAAGGTGGTCAGCAGCAACCTGATGGTCTATCAGAAAGCGGCCGAGAAGTTCCTTTCGACGATCAAGACGGACCTGCAGGATGACCAAGATTTCGCGGACGCCGAATACAACGTCAAATTCTGTGGTGAGGCCGAGGACAAGCTCGAGCTGGCGAAGGCTGCCGCGTTGGCGCAGACCTCGACCATCGACGAGGTGATGCGCACGGTCGACCACATCAAGGCCCAATTCCGCGCCAAGCGGCTGGATCTGGAAAAGCTGGTCAAGACCCGGAAGGAGCAGATCAAGGAAACGATCCTCAATGAGGGCAAGCGCGAGTACGTCGACCACATCGCAGCGCTGGAAAAAGAAATCGTACCGCTGCGCCTGGCGCTGCTGCCGCCCGACTTCGCCGGTGCCATGAAGAACAAGCGCACGCTGGCCAGCCTGCACGATGCCGTCAACACCACACTGGCGAACGCCAAGATCGAAGCCAACCAGCGGGCCGCCGACTACCGCATCAAGCAGGCCTGGTGCAAAGAGAACGCCGCCGGCTACGGCCACCTGTTCATGGACATGGCGCAGATCATCGCCAAGCCGATGGACGACTTTCAGCTGGTGGTGCGCACGCGCATCGCCGACCACGAGCGCGCTGAGGCCACCAAGCAGGAAGCGCTGCGCGCCAAGATCGCGGCCGAAGAAAAGGCCAAGGCGGAAGCAGCCGCCGCTGCCGAGCTGGCCGCCCAGCGCCGCGCCGACGCCGAACGCCAGGCGGCCGAGGCGAAAGCCGCTGCCGAGCGCCAAGCCGCCGCCGACCAGGCCGAGCGCAACCGCGTGGCTGCCGAAACGAAGGCGAAGATGGAACAGCAGGCCGCCGAGCGTGTAGCCCAGGACGCGCAACCCACCCGCGAAAGCGCCCTCGCCGCCGCCCACCAGAGCCTGGCGCAGGAAAAGGCCGACGCACTGGCTGACCAGGGCCAGCTCACGGACCTCGCCAACGCACAGGCCGGCACTGCCGTCGCCGATGACCTGTTCTCGGCCAGCAGCGCCGCCAGCGCAGGCGATGCCACCACGGCGCCGGCACTGCGCCTGGGTCAGATCGGCGAGCGCCTGGGTATTTCCCTCACGGCCGACTTCCTGACCTCGCTGGGCTTCGCGCCGGTGGCCACCGATCGTGCCGCCAAGCTGTACCACGAAGCAGATTTCCCGCGCATGTGCGCTGCGCTGAGCCGCCACATCGCCGCCGTCCAGGCCAAGTTTTCCGTCTAACCCGTTCACCATCAGGAGCCATCCATGAACGCAAACAGCATCCCGCTCACCCCGGTCAAGTCCAGCAAACTGCACGCCATCGGCCACGACCCCGCCAGCCAGACCCTGGCCATCCAGTTCTTCGCCAAGGGCGCGCCCGGCAACGTCTACCACTACGCCAACTTCACGGCGCAGGAGTACACCGCATTCGCCAGCGCCGAGTCGGTCGGCAAGCACTTCATCCAGCACATTCAGCCGCACAAGGAAAAGCACCCGTACCAGAACATGGGGGTGCCAGCGGCGCCAGTCGCAGCCGAGCCGGCGACGCCAGGAGTTGCGGCGTGAGCCGCCGCATTCCATCGGCCCCGAGCTTGCAGGCCGCGTGCGACAAGTTCAACGCTGCGAATCAGGTCGGTGCCGCCGTCACGGTGCTGCTCGACGGCGGCGAGGTCCGCGAGACCATTACCACCAGTGAAGCTCAGGTGCTCAGCGGCCATAGCGCCGTGATCTGGCTCGATGGCATTCGTGGCTGCTACCTCCTGGACCGGGTGACACCGGTGAAGGCTGTCGCTACATGAACGCCCAGCAGCGCTACCAGAACCGCGCCACCGCCCGCGCGCTGGCAGAAGAAGTGTTCGAGGCAAGCTTACCGGAAGGTCTGACCCTGCGGCGGGGCAAGCTCTACTACGACTGTGAGGGTTGTGAGCGCGTATGCGAGTGGTACGGCACGCCGGAAGACTTCGCGCACCCCAATGCAATAAAGCTGGGCGGCTGCTCGCCAAGGTGCTGCCCATGATCGCCGCCGGCACGCTGGTCGAAGTCGGCCAGCTTGACGACCAGGGCACGCTGGGCGCAGTGATGCAGCGCCCGAATGGTGAGCTGATCACCATCACCGGCCTGACGCTGGACGAGACGCGCGCGGTGGCACAGCGGTTGTTCCTGTCGGTAGTAATCACGATCGCTGCGGGAGCACCGCCATGACGCGCCAGACGTTTTTCCTAGTCCACGCCGAGGCCCGGCGCCGCGCGGCCGCGTTTGCCGGCACGGCCCCGGAAGGCTGGATGGTCGTCTTTTCGGAGCCCCGCAAGAAGCGCGCCCAGGAGGAAAAGTACCACGCGATGATCGGCGAGATCGCGAAACAGATTGAGCACATCGGCCGCAAGTGGGACGCGGACGACATGAAGCGCCTGCTGGTGGACGAGTTTGCCGAAGAGATGCGCCTGGCCTGCACGCCGCTGCATCACGACGGCCGCGTCACCGTGAGCTTCGACGGGCGCCGCACCGTACAGCTCGGCATCCAGACCGCCGAGTTCTACGTGAAGGAAGCGGCGCAGTTTATTGAATTTTTGTATGCCTTCGGCACCGCGCGCGGCGTCGTATTTTCAGAATAGGATCAGCCATGTGGTTTAAGAATCTCCAAATTTATCGACTGCCGAAAAATTGGCAAATGACCACCGAGGCGCTGGCCGAGGCGCTGGCGTCGAACAAGTTCACACCAGCCAGCAGCAGCGAGTTGGTTCGCCAAGGCTGGGACGAGCCGCGCAAGGAAGGCGGCCTGGTGCATGCCGTGAACAAGCAAATGCTGATACGCCTGCGCGGCGAGAAGAAGCTGCTGCCAGCCACCGTCATCAACCAGGTGACGAAGGCGCGCGCCGCCGAAATGGAAGAAGCCCAAGGCTTCGCGCCGGGGAAGAAGGCGATGAAGGAATTGAAGGAGCGAGTCGCCGACGAACTGCTGCCGCGCGCTTTCAGCATCGAATCGAACATCTGGACCTGGATCGATCCGGTGAACGGCTGGCTGGTGGTGGATGCGGCCAGCCCGTCGAAGGCCGACGAGGTGATCAAGTTGCTGCTCAAGGCCGTCGACCGCTTGCCTCTAGAAAGCCTGCGCGTGCAGCGCTCGCCGGTGGGCGTCATGACCGAATGGCTCTCGACCGACGAGGCGCCTGCCGGCTTCACCATTGACCAAGATGCGACGCTGCGCGCCACTGGCGAGAGCAAGGCCACCGTTCAGTGGAAGCGCCACACGCTCGAACCGGACGAGTTGCGCCGTCACTTCAAGGCCGGCAAACAGTGCACGCGCCTGGCCATGACCTGGGACAGCAAAATTTCGTTCGTGCTGGACGAGACCCTGGCCATCAAGTCGGTCAAGACGCTCGACGTGCTGACGGAGGAAACGCGCGGCACCAGCCGCAACGACGACGAGCGCTTCGACGGCGACTTCATGCTCATGACCGGCGAGTTGGCGAAGATGCTGGCCGACGTGGTGGAAGCGCTGGGCGGCGAAGCGACGGTGGGCGAGGCTGGTGAAGATACCCGCGCGGCACCGGCCGGCCAGCCGAAGATCGAGCGGGCCGTGCGCCTGGGGGCGGAGCTGTACAAACAGCGCGCGCTCCACCGCCATGTGCTGGGTGCGCTGTACGAGCAGACGATCGAACCTTACATGGCGCGCGTCCGGGAGCGCATGGATGAAGCCGGTGGCGCCATCGAGGCAGCCATCGCACTGGCGAAGGAGCAGGCCACCGGCTCGACTTCGGCCCAACTGTTCCTGGTCGCGGCGGTCGAGATCGTGGAACCAAGCCCGCTCCCTGCAGCCGGCGACGAGCCTGTGCGCGAGCAGCGCGTGGTGACGAGCCTGGGCGCCGACGTACCAGCCGGCGACGGCAGCGCCACCGATCCGCTGTACGACCAGGCCGTGGCCGTGGTGCGCACGAACCAACGCGCCTCGCTATCGCTGATCCAGCGCCACCTGAGCATCGGCTACAACCGCGCGGCGCGCCTGCTGGAAGCGATGGAGGGCTCGGTGGTCGGACCGATACAGTCGAACGGCAATCGTGAGCTACTTAGTTGCGAATCCTAACGTCCACACCCCGCGCTATTGAGGGAACATTTGCCCCATTCGCACAGTTAAATTTTTCGCCATCCGGGCGGACAATTCCGCGAAATCGGTGGCGCTCTGGGCGGAAATTGGATCGTTACTGTGGGCGGCAAGGTCGCGCATGCTTTTCAATCTTCGAAGGCTATCAATTTCCTCGCTGGTTAAGAAATTGGAGTCCGCCAAGAAATGCAAGATGCTTGGGAATCCTATGCGCGTTGAGAAGTGAACATTTTTTTTCGCGCGATTAGTCGCAGCCCGAAGAACGGTCTCTAGTGACTTCCATGCCTCCATCACCACCCCGGTTGGATTCGCCCGAAGTGCGACTGGATCATCATCAGGAAGCATAAAGCTCAGGATGTTGGACAAGGTTACTGGATCGACGCCAAGCATTTCTTGGTTCGTGGTTTCGCGCTCGTCGCTTGCAGCAACTACGGGTGGGGCAGCGACGGAATCTTCTATCGCTGCCGCGACTTCAGCGAGGTCTTTATTGAACTCCGCCTCAATGCCGCCAGGCAGCTTGAGTTTTTGTAGCAGCGGGAGGTGTTTTGCTACCTCTTCTTTGAAAAGGAAAAGGATAGTGACTAGCGCTACAGGCCATGCCAGAGATCCAACGAGGCTAGAAACGAATTGCATCCAGTCCATAAGTCGCCAGTAAAAAATATTAATAGAAAGGAATAGTAGCATGGTCGAAGAACGGTCTATCCTCATGAATGGCGCCATGGTCCGCTCCACGCTGGCCGGCACCAAAAGCCAGACGCGCCGGATCGTAAAGCCGGACCCGGGCCCATACTGGAATCCATTCGTGGGCGCGTACAACCCTACCATCATCGACAACGGCGGCTACGACGCCCCGGGCCGTGAAATATTTGGCGCGTCGGACGAAACTATGGGCCGCAAGTTCCCGTACGGCCGGCCAGGTGGTCGCATCTGGATCCGTGAAACCTTCTTCGCCTACGGCCGGTGGGTAACGCGCTACAGCGAGAAGAAGAAGCGCGACGAGTGGCACTTCATCGACATGACCGTCGAGTGCGGCCACGCCTACCAATACGACGCCGACGCCCCCGACTTGCCGCTGGCGAAGAAGCGCGATGGCGGCGTGTTGCCCGGCTGGTACAAGCGACCAGCCATCTTCATGCCGCGCGCGGCCAGCCGGATCCTGCTGGAGATCGTGAGTGTGCGCGTGGAGCGGCTGAACGACTGCAGCGAGGCCGACGCCAAGGCCGAAGGCGTCATGCAGTTGGATGCCGACCACAGCCCGCGCCCGGAGGCGCGTACCAAGGACGGATGGAGCCTGTGCTCGACGTGTGCTGGTACCGGCCTGCGAAGCACGCTGGGCGCCGGCGGCGGCGTCAACTTCGACGTGGATTGCACGGACTGCGATACGCACCTCAAGTTGTACCGCCACTTGTGGGAAGCGATCAACGGCGTCGGCAGCTGGGATGCGAACCCATGGGTGTGGTGCGTGGAATTTGAGCGGGTGATGCCGTGACCGGCCGCATCCTGATCGTCGGCAGCGGCGATGGTCGCCGCCTGACTGCGATGCTCGCCGTTTCAGCCACAAGCCTGGGCCAGGCGCTCATCGCGGCGTCGAAGCAGTACGAGGAGGCGGCAGTGCGCGGGCGCATTGAAGCGGAACTTGCCGCGCTCGAACTGAGCGCAATCAACTCGGCGGCGAAGTTTCGCGACTTGGCGGCGGCAATGGCGAAGTTCCAGGTCGCACCTGTCGAGTTCCCGATGCAGCGCGCCGGTGCGCCGGCATTCGGCAGCGCGCGCCCCTACCTGAAAAAGAAGAAAGGACGGTCATGATCAGCAGTACCACCGCCCGCCGCGTCGTCTGCATCGGCGCCCTCAAGCTGTACGGCCTGGCGATGGCCGCCCTGCTCTGCGACTGGATGTCGAAGTGAGCGCGCGCGACCAGGTGCCGGCCGAGCGCGTCAAGACCGCGCAGGATCTGGCCGACGACCACGACCTGCGCATCATCCGCGCGCGGCAGCGATGCCAGGCGGTGGGAATCAACGGCGCAAAGCATTTCGTCAGCACCTACTGCCACCACGATGGTGATGCGGAAATGCTGATCTACCTCAAGGGGCGCGCCGAGCCGGTGCGGCCATGTGACATAACGATATTGGAGCAACCTACATGAAAATCGATCTGAACGAATTGGAAGCGCTGGCGCGCGCGGCAACGCCGGGGCCGTGGGAACTGAATCGCCACGGGGCAGTGATTGGAGGACCAGTTCAGCAGTACGCGAATGGTAAGGGCCAGAACCAGTTGGCAATGGCGACTGGCGCGGTTTGGATGCGACTCGACGAAATGGCATGCAACGCAGCGCATATCGCCGCCGCCAATCCGTCTGCCGTGCTCGAACTCATCGCCCTCGCACGCCAAGCATACGGCGCCGAGACCGTGGCCATCCCGCTGGTGAGCGGCGAGGAACTGCTGGCGCGCACGCAGCCGCTACCGAAGTGGATTGACGACATGAAAGGCGGCGGCCCGACCACGGACAGCCTGATCGAGTACATCGAGCAACTGCGCGGCGCTCCGCATGCTCAGCAGCCTGCGCCGGGCGCCGCTGTTGTAGTGAAGGACTTCGATATCGAGGATGCACAGGTTCTTTTCAGTGCTGCGGAAAACATGCGTAGCGCCGATAAGACCGGCCCGGTAGTTGATGCGCGCTTTCGCATTGCATACAAAGTTGAGCAAATTGCTAAGCGCATGTTCGCCCAGCCACCAGCTGGTGCTCAGCCAGTGCAGCAGCCTGCGCCGCACGTACAACGGTGGCAGGACCGCTACAACCATGGAGTTAGGTCGCCGGCGAAAATCGAGTGCATGCGTCTGGAAGTCGAAGATTGGCGCGCCCTCTTCGCCGCCACTGCTCCTGCCACCAGCGTGCAGCCCTTCCAGCAGCGCGTGCAGCCGTGGATGATGGCGTGCTTCGGCGCCGAGATTTCCGCCGACACGAAGGAGCGCAACCACCGCTTCTTCGAAGAATCTACGGAACTGGTGCAGGCCTGCGGCATGACGCCAAGCGAGGCGCACCAGTTGGTGGACTATGTGTATGGCCGGCCAGTCGGCGAGCCGGCGCAGGAGGTTGGTGGCGTGATGGTCACGCTGGCGGCGCTGTGCCTTGCCAATGGCTTGGACATGCACCAAGCCGCCGAGGTCGAACTGGCGCGCATCTGGACGAAGGTGGAATCGATCCGCGCCAAGCAGGCGGCAAAGCCGAAGCACTCGCCATTGCCAGCGCCTGCGAATTATGCAGCGACCATCGATGCGGCGCTTGTCGCATTTTGCGATCAGGAAGGCTACCCCAGCGACGACCCTGTCGATGATCTGATCCGCAAAGCTTTTGGCGCGGGCGCCAGGTTCGCATTCGACCTGAAAGGCAATGCATGATGGACGCCATCCGTAATGCCGGCGCCAAGCTGGCCAACCTTGCCTACAACTTGTCGCAAAGCGACGCCTTGCCGGTGGAACTGCGCGCCAGCTTGGACGATTGCCGCAAGGAGTGGGATGCGGCGGTAAGCGCGGCGCCGGTGCCCGCCTCGGCACTGGCGCCGGCCAAGCTGATGTCAGCGTGCTGGTGCACCACCTGCCGGCCGGTGACGCTGCTCGACTCGCGCATGGTGCTGTGCCCCACGTGCGGCAACAAACGCTGCCCGCGCGCGAACGACCACCGCCACGACTGCACGGGCAGCAACTTGCCTGGTCAGCCCCGCAGTTCATGCCCAGCTGCGGCATCCAACCTGGAGACGCCACCGTGAAATTCGACGAAAACGAACTGGCCCGCATTGCGGAGTTGGTGGCCAGCAAAAACAAAAGCCCGATGGGCGAGCTTAATCGACAACAGATTTGCACCGCGCTGAGCGTGAGCGAGTCTACAATCCGGCGGCTCGAACAACAGGGAATGCCGTACACGCCAGTGGGCGCGAGATCGAAGCGCTACGACCTGGCGGAATGCAAGAAGTGGTTAAAGGAAAATCAATTATGTCCATCTGGGACGACAAAAACGGCCGCAAACACGTCGGGATCATGGTCGCCGGGAAAAGAGTTCACCGAATACTGCCGGAAGGCGCAACTGCGCGTGATGCCAAGCTAGTTGAAGCTGAGTTGCGCGCGGCAGTGGCGCGCGCGCCAAAAGCCAAGCAAGTAGCCATTCCAGGTGACCCGCCTATGCTGCAGATTTTGGAAATATACTTAGAGCACGCCTCTCAATTGCGCAGCGCTGACTCATCCAAGCACCATATCATGCGCCTGAAGCCCTGGGCAGCAAGCTTTCGTGCGAGTCAAGCCCAGGAATTTGCGGACAAGGTTATCCGGGACATGAGCAAGTTGATCGAGGATCCGAAAACAAAATCCATGAAGCCGGCGTACGCGCCAGCCACCATCAACCGGTCGCTGGCTTGCGTCAAGAAAGGATTGACTCTCGCATGGAAGCGTCGGATCACACACGAAAATCACGGGCTACGTATCGAGTCTGTAAGGGTAAGCAATAAACGAGAGGTGTTTTTGACGGTGGATGAGGTAAGAGATATTGCTCAATACTGCAGCAAGCCGGCGCAGGCTGCCATTTGGGCTGCGCTTCTAACTGGGGCCCGGAGGGGTGAACTGTGCAAAATCCGCGCCGAGCACATCGGCAGCGACACAATTACTCTGCCTGCCAGTCACACCAAAACTCTTCGAACTCGGGTAATTCCGATAATACCTGCCTTGAGACCTTGGCTAGAGTTCTTCCCTCTCGACTTAGCGCCCGATGGAGTGAAGTCAGCTTGGCGCCGCGCTCGGGTCAAGGCCGGGAAAGAGCATGTGAATTTTCACGACCTCCGGCACTCGTGCGCCAGCATCATGCTAAGCCTGGGTGTTGATCTCTATACAATCAGCAAAATTCTAGGGCATAGTAACGTCCAGACAACGCAGAGATATGCTCACCTGCAGGTGGACGCGCAGCGATCGGCGTTAGGTAAGCTTTCAGATCTGGTTGCACCGATTCAGGCAAAAAACTAA